CGGCCCAAGTCACCTTCAAATTTCGCTTTTGGTTTCCAATACGGCGCAAGCGCATTCGGTGTCCAGATAGTAACCGTGCCTTCGGCAGTACCATGGGTGAGTTCTGCCAGTCTACGTTCATCACTAGAGCCTTCAATGAACCAAAGAAGTTCACCAACACAAGCTTTCCATGCAAGCTTTTTAGTAGTGATAGCGGGAAAACCTCTGCGCAAATCAAAGCGAAGATTACGGCCAAAAACACTATGGGTGCCAACACCAGTTCTATCATCTTTTATTTCTCCGTTATCTAGAATATCTTGTAGTAAATCGTGATATTGTTTCATTTTCTTTTCCAAATTTGATACACGTGGTCTGTTTGATTCTCATTAAACCAACATGTATAATTATTTTCTAAGTATAACAAATCAATGAATGTATCGCAAGTGTATTCGGTTAATGTTTTAGTCAAATGTATTTCATCTACTAAGTGCCATGCTGAGTTAATCAGTTGTGCGCCACCGATGAGCCATACATTCTTGAACTCACTAAAATGATTAAGATTGGACACTTGAATAGCACCTATAGGTAATGACAATGATTGGCTAGTCACTACAAAGTTCAATCGTCCTAACAGTGGTTTCTTAGGTAAACTCTCCCAAGTGTTTCGGCCCATAACAACGACTTGCCCATGAGTCAAATTTTTGAATCTTGGCAAATCGCCCTCGATTTTACTCCAGGGCAATTTGTTGTCATAGCCTATTCCACCTTTTGGATCACATGCTACTATCAGTTTCATAGTTTATTCAATAATCTATCTGTCTCTGGTTGTACCGTTTCGGCAATGTTTTGAACATTGAGAACAAATTCCACACTAGAAATTTGATCGTCAAGCTCGTGCAGTTTTCTACCAACTGCATCCTCAATTTGTTCAGGGTCCAAACCTTGACTGAGAAACTTTTCAATATTAATTGTTTGCTGTCGTTTACCTTCAAGCTTGACGATTATCTTTTTGATAAACTGTACAGGTATTTTTTGTTTCTCAACATCTTCTAAGATGTGTTCCCACTTTGCGATGAATTCAGGTGACATGAGTTATTACGCTACTACTTTCGCCTTTGCGGGACGACCTCGGCCACGTTTTTCAGTAGGAGCAGTTATAGAAGATTGTAAAGATCCATCTAGATTTGATGCTTCTTTTAACATGCGTTCTGATTCAGCTAATAGCCCTCTAGCCTCAGCAGCCATTTTTTCTGCCTGAGTACGTAAATTAGTAGCTATTGCATTATCACCCAATACATCATTTGAACCTGCTTGTACAGCCGGTGTGTTTTGATTACCACGCATTCTTCGGGCAACATCTGCAGGATCTTGTAATCCTCTAGAACTATCGATTTCGGCTAGACGCTTTACAGCGGCTTCGCCTTGTTTCATTTCATTCAAAATCTTATTGAGTTCATTCAACTTGATCTTAGTGTTAGGCGCAGGGGTCATGATTACCAACTCAGTGTTGACTTTCTTCAATTGACCTTCTCTGTGCAAAACTTGTAGAATTGGATTACCGTCTGTCGTGTAGGTCCTATTCAATGCGTCAGCTAAGTTCTCGCTATTTTGCCCAATATCAGATTCTATGCATTTAATCATAGGATTGTGAATGTGCTGATTTAGTAACTCAGTATATGTTACCAAGCACATATGCGGTTCACCCGGCACTTCTCTAAAAATAACTGCAACTTTGCGGTCGCCATGTTTACCTACGTGTCTTAAAAAACTCATAGTTTTTCTCCTTTTAATAATCTTATTTAATAGTAGTTTTTTAACACCTAAAATAAATGTTAAGACCACTTTAATTCATACAATAATGCTTCGGTAGGATCTTCAAACGAAAGCAAAACAATTGGTTCAAAAAAACTATCAACAGAAACACTTGCAATAAACGTGTATCTTCCTACCAAATTATGTACTATCCATTTAGCAGATTCTTTTGTTACAGGAGTACTAGCCATAACAAAATGAGGAGGCTTAAATGGTAATCTCCTATCAATAAACCAAACGTTTGGCGTAATTTCTAGTTGAGTTTCTTGCTCACTCATACTTTGCCTATTTTTAAATATTTTTTATCGTTTTTCTTTTTTGAGAACATATAACATTTCTACCTTACTTATTGCATCATTAAGGGTAGGGTCACTGTCTGCCATGAACACGGCTTCTTTTAATTTAAACCACCTAGCAGATAGTTCTCCTTCTTTTTTGTGCACCGGGTCAACCCAATGAAGGTGTCTTTCAGTCTCGCCCATTTTACGAGCATAGACTGTTTTACCTCCATCAGGTGATTCGTAAATTACTGCTTTACTTGTCATCATACAGTGCGTAAGTACCGAATGGGGGATTCGGATTAGGGTCACCATGAATGATCCAAGTAGTATCACAGTAGTCAGGATCACCCCAAGAACCACAAGGGTAACCATCAGTGAAACAGATCAGACGCTTGGGCACATTGCCTGTTTCTTTGAGATATTCAAAGATAGCATCAAAGTCAGTACCACCGCCACCTGCTGGCTCATAGCCATCAATTGAATCAAGGTTCTCGCTAGTGAAGTCAGCAGGGTTGTAGATTTCGGTATCAAAACAGAAAACATGAACCTTGTAGCCATCGAATGCATCCATCATGCCACCGATCTCACCCAAGAATGCTTGTGCTTGTTTATTAGAGATAGAGCCTGACATGTCAATAGCAACAACCACATCGATTTCTTCACCGGGTGTCATGCCGGGCATGATAGCATCCATGTGCCAACCTCTACGTGAGGGACGCATCCAAGAGAAGTCAGTGCGAATTGCGCTGGTCAAGTTAGTCTGAATCAGTTCACGCCAGGGCATGACCGGGTCAGTAACGCTACGAATCAATCGTTCAACACCTTTAGGCAATGTGCCTGCTTCGGCAGACTGAGCCGCATTTAGAATAGCTTGCTTGATTTCTTGACGGGCACGTTCACGTTCTTCACCTGACATTTGCGGACGCTTGCTTTTGCCTTTGCCTTCTTTGTCACCATCAGCTTCACTATCGCCGTCACCGTCACCGTCAAGGTGATCGTCAATCATTTGGTCAATGAGTGAGTTGATATCAATCTTTTGAACATTCTTCATGAGGTCATCATAGATTTCCTCAGACGATTTGCCGTCATACTTTTGTTCGTACAAGCAAGGCACAGTCTTGATGAACTCACCAACCTTGTGGCGCTTCAAGTCAGCATTGACCGCATAGTCGTTTGCAATGTTGAACAGTTGAGGATCACGTGTGCCTCGGCGACCCATGTGATCGTAAACAACGTGAAGGACCTCATGCGCCACAAGAAACTCAACCTCTTTGGGGCGCAACATCATAATGAAACGGCTGTTGTAATAGAATTTGAGACCGTCAGTTGCCGCAGTAGAGCACCATTCATCGGCATTTGTGAGGCTCATGCGAGTTGCAAGATTGCCGAAGAATGAATGTCGCAACAGCAAACCGATACGTGCAGTAACCAATCGTTCACGTGCTTGTGCATCAATTTTTGGGTCGGTAGGTCCTACAAGTTTATCAAACTTGTCATTGTGCTTTTTAGCTTTGCGCTGTCCGATAACTTCGCTCATGTTGATCCTTTAGTGTTTATGTATCTATTATAGCAAATAATAGATTTGTTGTCAAATTATTGAAGATTCCGTTTTGTAGCACGATTTACTGCATCCTCGTCAAGATCAACTTCGTCAAGGTCATCGAGGTCAATGCCCATCTTTCCAGCAAGTTCTTCTAATTCTTCGTCCGAGAGTTCATCCAAATCAACAGGAAGTGATCGTTCAAATAGCTCACCGGTTTCAGCTAGACGATTAATCTCAGCAATCATTTCGTCCAGTTCTTCCTGTGTCCCATCAAAGTCATCGAAACAACCCGGTGCGAACATAACCTGTAATGGCTTTTTTTCTTCGTTACTCATAGTGACAGTCCTCGGTAACCTGCATCAAATGCGATTCGTGCATAGGCTGCGCCTGCTTCAATTTGATACAAAACCATACCTTGGTCCTTTGTTAAACCTCGTGCCCGGGCACTTTGCCCCAATGCATAAAAATACTTTTTACCTGACATAACTATCCTTAATAAAAAAGGGTGAGCATATTGCTACACTCACCCTGTAAAGCTCAGTAACTGAATCAGTTACCAGCCTCCACGATGTACTTACCGTACTTCTTGTGGAAATCATCAAACGTAGCACCAAGCAAGCTAGGCTCGATTGGGAGTTTGTAAGTCTTAAGTGCAATCTTAGCACCCATAACAACCAACTCAGTTTCAAAGTTAGCCATGATGTATGTGAAGAAGTTCTTCGCCATGTCATGGAATTCTTTGTTAGTCACTTTCTTGCTTTCAAGTGCATCACGCAATTCATAGCACATAGAAACAGTCAGTGAATACATAGCACTGATTTCCTTAACAGACAAGTCCTTGACTTTACCTGACAAGATATCAGCTGGGTCGGGCATACGGCCTGCAACTTTGCGGTGTGCCATAAACTTAACAGCAAGACCTTCACCAACTGCACCTGCAACCAAGTTGAACAACGTATCAGTGTCAACGTCCTCATCTTTCAACAGGTCAGACACAAAAACCCAAGAGCGAGGGGTAGCAAACGCACGTGATGCAGACTTAGAATCGAATTCATACAAGTCTTGTTTTGCGAAAGACAAGTAACCAACCACGTCCTTGTGAATGCCTTTGTCAACAGCCCAGTTCTGCCATGCAGTAAAGTCGGCTCGCATTTCTAAGTGCAAGAAACGATTAGCGAGGGGCATCGGCATGCGATACGTAACACCCTTGTCGCTGTCACGATTACCTGCGGCAACGATAACAACGTTATTAGGCAACTTGTACTTACCTACACGACGGTTAAGAATAAGTTGATAGCCAGCCGCTTGAACAGCAGGGGGTGCAGAGTTCATTTCATCGAGGAAGAGAACAACCACTGGGTATTGTTTTGCGAATTCTTCATCGGGCAGATCGACGGGTGCGGCCCAGTCCATCTTGTTGATATCTTTGTTGAAGTAAGGGATGCCTCGAATATCAGTAGGCTCCATTTGCGCCATACGCAAGTCAATGACGAAACCACCGAGTTCATCAGAAATTTCTTGAACGACCTCAGACTTGCCGATACCGGGAGGGCCCCACAAGAAAATAGGACGCTTTGCTTGGAAAGCTTTGAGAACAGCCTTGCGGGCTTGAACGGAAGTAATTGTGAGATTGTCAGAAACTTTAGACATGTGTTATCCTATAAAGAAAGTGTGTTAAAAGAAAGAAACTGTAGTGTAACAGAGATTTGATTTATCGTCAAATTTATTTTACATGATTTGGGCGATGATGCGATTGTACACATCCTTTTTAGCCATCATGTAGTCGTAATCACGCTCGCCTGGGCGAAAGTTGTTCCATTGATTCTGACCTGCATATGAAATGAGGTCACGCTTCAATGATTGACCTGTGTAGCTTGCAATGAAACCGTACAGGTCATAGTGTGCGATGAAACCAGAACACTGATATACAAAGTTGTAACCTGTCTTGTTCAAATTATCAATGTTTTTGACTGCTTTAACAACGTTAGAGACAATCAGAGTTTTTTGGCGTTCTGTCAGTGGAGTCATTTTAGTTCCGATGTTTCAGTGTCAATACAAGTATTGTAGCAGAGATTGGATTTATTGTCAAATTAATTTGACCAGTATGACTCGCTAGCAGGATTGCAAGCCCAAGGAGTGTCACGGTCGATTTGAACGTCTGCACCGGTCATCAGGTTCTTGACTGTAACCATAGTAGGGTGAAACTCGATACGAAAACCTTTGCTTACAGGGTAAAGTTCGTACTGGAGTTCTCGGACTTCACGCTTCATTTCGGCTTCATCACGGTTACGCCAAACTGTAGTACTCACAGCCCGCTCACCTTTTTTAGTGCGCTTGTCTGCTTTGTAGATGTACATAGTGAAATCTTGTCTAGCCATTTCGAGTCCTTTAGTTAACTGTCTATGTATGTATTATATACCCAAACCCATTTATCGTCAACCTTTTTAATCCTCAAACGCACGCCTGAGGATAAGTTCTTGCTTGGAAAATGCTTCAATTTCCCAGGGTCGGTCAAGATACTTAATACGTTTTGAGTACTTTTTGCCAGCCCAAATCTGAGCACCATTTTTTGTAGACTTTAGTATGCCCTTTGCCATTTGTTTGACATGCACCATTTCATGTGCAAGGGTCATGCCAATGTCTTTAAGTTTTCTTGTAGGTTTGATGATAACAAGATAGCAACCGGTTGCTCTGGACAGGTCTAACGTCACCCCTTGATTGTCCTCGCATTCATCATATATGCGAATCAACAAACCTTTGCGGCAGTTCTCAAGTTTAAGTTGACTAATCATCGAAGGCAGTATTGCTTCAACAAACTTTTTGTTCCTTCGACTACCTTCGACTTTGATTTCCATGATCAATCCTTCTTTACGCAAAGATATTCTTTAGACGTTTTAACTTGCAGGTTAATGGTTGTCTCCAGTTCTTTCAACCTTTGTCCTGGAGGGTTAACCTTTTGTGCATAGATTTCACGGATTGCATTTTGACATGCGGATTGTGTACTGAATTCAACTGCCCAGCCATTTGAGACAATTAAAGATATTAGAATGAATTTCATATTAGTCTACTAGTTGAGCAATTAGTATTAATTTTTCTAAATGAACAATGGACTCATTTAGATTTTTTAGAGGTATCTCCAAAATATGTTTACTAGGAGTACGGCGACATGTGACTTCAAGTTTGGAAAGTTCAGTGACCATAGACACAATGTTTTTCAACATCTTATTAAGGTCAGGGTTGTATCGTAGCTTAGCCAAGTCCTTGCGCAACTTGTCACACGCTTCGCTGCCTTCTAATGCTGTTTTGATTTCCATACATGTATTGTATACTATAACTTATTTTCTGTCAAGCCTTGGAAAAAGGCTCTTAAGAGCCTTTTTCTAATCTCAGTTAAAGATTAAAAGTTATGGTCAATACCAAATGTAGTACGGTCTGTAACTGTCTTGTTGCCGGAAGCATAAATCGCATAAAGTCTAGTGCGCTTACTTAAGCTGTAGTAAGCACCAACATCATGTGCGTTAACTTTGGTATCATTGTTATGTGCATAGCCTGCAAATAATTGTGTTGCTCCAGCCGGGGCAGTAACACGCACGAATGAACCTTTACCAGTTCCGGTACCTGCTCTGTCAACTGCACCGATAGCAATTTTAGCTACTTTGAAATCGTATGCCGCATTCAACCCAACTGCTTGTCCATTAGTCCCGTCAACTTTAGTAGATGTTAGGTTTACTGCGATAGGACCAGTAGTGTACTTAACAGCAACTTCATTAGTCTTAGTAGCAGTGTCACCGGACAACTGAGTTGATGCACCGAGTTGGATACCTGCTACAACAGGAGACCAATATTGAATTTGGTCATTGTTTCGAGATGCTGCACCATTGAAGCCTAAGCCTGCAGCTAACTGAGGATCAGTGTAGGTTGATGGCATGGTAGCAATGGAACCTAGAAATCCCAAAGTGTATTGACGTCCTGCACGAACCTCACCAAAGCCGCCAGTCAAACCAACCCATGATTGACGCTGAAACATTTGATTTGCAGTGTTGTCAAATGATCCTGTATCTGGTTTGAAGCCTGTTTCCAAATGAAAGTTAGCTTTTAAGCCAGAACCTAGATTTTCAGAACCATTGAAAATCAAGCGACTATCATTACCGTCTGCACCGCCGGCAAGTTGAGTTTTTCCGGTGCCGGTCTTTTGTACACCGATGTTTACTTTACCAGATACGTTTACCGTAGGTTGTGCTAATGTAGCACTAGTTGCTAGGGCAAAAACTGTTGCCATTGCGATTGCGATTTTTTTCATAAATTTCCTTTAATAAAAAGCCTGTTTTTCAACAGGCTAGAATAATATTTATTTGATAAAAAGCTATCAAATAATTTAGTTCATAGAGTAAAGTATATAGTGTGTATGCGCAAAAAGTAAGTCTATTGGGTTCATAGATGGGAGAAAAGGCTACCTAAGTAGCCTTTTATGAGTTTCTGTTACGAGGTATGTCTTACCCTAGGAAGCCTTTATCAAGCTGCCAATGCGAACTGTGAGTCGTTTGCGTTTACTTTGTTTGCTTCTTCGACCGAGTAGAGCGTCTTTCTATACTATGAGCATAACGACTACACTTTGCACCCAATCCTAACGGCTTCTACATTGCCGGACTGTCCATTTCAATACTCTTGACCCAATCGATCCTGTGTCAGGCCCATCAAAAGAAAACACTATCTAACCATTTAAACAACTTACAAAAAATATTTTTGTGTTTATCTGGACTTTCTAAAGTCCCGCATGCGTCACACCAATACTTTGTTGCTGGTGGTAATGGTTTATCAATCATATATTTTCTTTTGGTGGACCTGGCGGGCACTGCCCCCGCGTCTTGAATCCTTTTCTGTCTACTTCATACAGTCTTAACTTTTATCTACAAACCTGACGATGTTGGTACAACGGACGGTTATAGATATCATATCCAATTACACTTCTAGTGGTGTAGCAATGCAACGGTCTAGGTGCAGGGTGTGCGTACACTGAACTCATTACCGCGGCTCCGACTACTGCACCTGTTAATACGGCAGTTTGCTGAGGTGTAGCACACCCAACAAGACTACCTGCGATAGCAACAATACCAATAAGACGTTTCATAAACGCTCCTTACATTAACAAACCATACACAATACACCAAGCTTCAAGCCCCAACTTGTAGGCTACATACAATCCTACAAGTGCTAGTGTTCCTTTTAATACCAAAACTTTATTCATAAACATGAGTATATCACCTTTTTGTATTTATGTCAAATTTCAAAACCCTTGTGCATTTCCAAATTCTCGTAATCACTGATAAGCTGATGATCCAAAACGTTTCCCGTATCTTTATACCAATTGATTGTTTCTATTGCTAGTTCAGGATAGGTAGACATGTCATATGGTATTGCTTTTGCATGTTTTTTATTGAACTCTAGTTTGTGAGCAATTTTTAGTTGCAATGTGTAAAGTTCTTGTTTAGGTATTTGCACAAGTCTTGTGAAATTTTCTAACAACATCTCATACCTTTTTTCTTCATCAGGTTCATCATCAAATGAATAGTCAAATATTTCTTCAAACAACTCAAATCCTAAACTCTTTAAAAATTTGTGGTAATGCATTTGACTTGCTACCAAAAAAGGTTTACCTAACAGTAACGGTATTGCAGTTTTTTCACTTAGAATAATAGTGTCAGCCGAACTTTCACTTATTAGTTGTGCAAAAGATTCATAGTACTGTTCAGTTATCCTGTACTGATTTTTATCCTCTGGAAACTCAGATTCTAAAAGTAATGGTTTGGCATCAAAATAGCGCCAAGTATACATTTCAGGAACAGGCAATTGGTGTAATGAGACGGCTCCATAGTCTAATAGTTTATTCTTAGCCAACAAATCTATTAAGAGGCATCGATGATTGTGAGGTCTATTGTTCATTGAGATGTAATGATATTTGTACTCTACTTTATCATATGAGCCTATAGATAAAATTTTTCTGTTATTAATGTTAAACAATGCTCCTAGTGTTTTCCCTATCCAGTATGTACTCCACCAGGAAATCACAGTATTTTTAATTGCTACAGGATAGCATAATTCTGCCGACCCGGTAATTATGTATATAAGTTTATTATTTTCTTCACAGAAAGATTGCAGTTTTTCAAATAAAACCGGGTCCCCTTGCACATGCCATGCCCATTCATTTTGGCAAAACAAGATTATCTTTTCGTAATCTCCTGTTATTGCTTTATTATAAAACTTATCAAAATTAAGTCCATCCCACTGATTGTGACCGATGTACTTGGAAATATCACCACTCATAATATTGCAACATTTCCTCTTCGGCATTTAGTGAACAAAGTAAATGATCTACTTCTTCACCAGTATCACTATAGTGTTGTAGTATTTCTTTTACTAGACTCGGCTTGATTGTAATGTCATATACAATCTCTCTTACTCTGTTTTTATTGTGCAATAATTTATCGGCCAATCGATTTGTTATAGCAGGTAATTCACTCAACGGTATATCACATATGTTCTTGTAATTGTCAATTAACATTTCGTACCTGACGTTTTCAGCTACAACATCATCAAAAGAGTAATTAAAAATTTCATCATATAACACAAACCCTAAATCAACCAACATTTTGTGATAACCCTGTCTTGATGCAACTAAAAAAGGTACGCCGGCGCACAATGGCATGATTGTTTTTTCACTTATAAAATAGGATCTATCTGTAGTCTCACTAACCAATTGACAAAATGAATTTTTATGAATATCAGTAACTGCGAACATTTGTGAATGAGCATTGGTTGCAAACTTCTCATGATCCACAGTCATTGGAGTAAAATTAAAATACTGCCATGGATAAATTTTCCAACCATCTTGTGTGTGTCCTGAATATACCTCTGATCCGTGTATAGAGACAGCACCTTTCTTTAAAATGTCATGCTTTGCTAATTGGTCTATTACTTTACATCTGTGTGACTTTGGTCTGTGATTAAAGTTAAAGTAATGATAAGTGTATTCTCTATGTTTTGTAGGATCAATAAAAATGTTAGAACCGTTTGTTCTAATGGTATTGGTGTACGTTCTACCAAACCATGCAGTAGGCCAATAAGTTACAATAGTATTATCAAGATGTACTGGAAAATCTTTTTCGGCTGCCCCTACGATAACGTGTATGGGTTTACCTATACTTTTACAGTAATCTTGTAGCAACCTCCAATGTTCAGGTTCGTGACTGAACCATTCCCATTCGTTTTGACAAAAAATAATTATCTTATCGCAATCTTCATTTCGAACTCTATTGTAAAATTCTATGAACTTATCATTGCCTGACCATTGATTGTGTGCAATATATTTCATTTGTTAAATCTTTCTCTTAACCACGCCCATTCATAACTTAATTTTAGTTTATCAATCTTACCGTCTACTTCATGGTAGTATTCAATGCCGGCATGGGCACCGTCTAATGAGTATTGTGCAAAATTGCCATCTGCTTTAGTCATCCAAGCTTCTAAACGTTTCAAGCTAATGTCTGAGCCATCTTTCTTTAACTTAATAACTTCACGGAATGCAGTACGCCATGTAGACCATTCATCGGTGTTATACGTTGCGATTCCTGACAACAACTCAACCGTTTCATGTGGACTATCAAGTGTGAAGTCAAGTCCGTATCCTGTATTGTCTAGCGTCATTTGTTTGTTGTATGCAATCATACCTTGATGTCCATAAATCAAATTGTTCACTGGATTCTTAGCTAAGAACATATAGTGCTTAGGAATCTGTAATCTATCTGGTTGCCAGTTAAAGTCAAATTTAGTATTGACTTTTAGTTTAGCAAATACAGTAAACATCCATGGTGTATTACTTGCTTCTGCTGCCGCATGATAGGCTTGAACACGACCGTTAACACCATCGACTCGAACTATTCTGTTTTCAAGACCTTTAGTTGCTTTTAACAAATGCTCATAGTTTTCTTCTGCACATGATTCACCATTGCTCAAGTACACAATGTCTAAAGGATTACTTCTTGCTAATCGTGACGATGTTTTAATGTATGGGTAGTCATATAGTTGTGTCTCAACATATTGTTTTGCTTCTTTAGGAACAACGATGCGTGTACCACCGGTGCTAGTGATAAGAATGTTTTTAGACTCGACATTCCATAAACTCATTGGTTCTTCCTCGACAGCAACTATGTCTTTGTTATCCTCAGTTACAAACACAGCATAAGGGAAGTCAAAGTCTTGCATTACGCTTGCAACATGAGTATCAAACTCAGTTACGATAGTAGGAGGTGCTAAACGTTTTGTACGTTGATGTTGGTTAAAGTTTATCTTGTCATAATCTTTCAATGACTCCATGTTATCGATCAACTCACGCAACTTGTTAACATTCACTAAGAATGTATCACCAAATTTTTGCCTGTCGCTAGGGAATACATGCAACTGTTCACGTGCAAATGGATCACAAATATAAGTAAAGTCAAAACCTTCATAGTCACAGACTGTACTTGCTATCCAAATATATTGTTCTTTCTTTTCAGGAAGTTTTGACAATATATTTTTGAAAGTAGTAAAGTAATCAGTGTCGTACGGAACAACATTTGTGCTAGGCAAGTTATCTGAGTTACCGTGATCTATGTAATAAACATCATACAACACGTTAGTAGCTTTAGCAATTCTATCCTTAACAAAATTAAGATTGCTCAAGTGTTCAATAATCTTGATGTATTTTGTATCAGCAGAAAATGTGTCACGGTTAACTATAAAGGTTGTACCCCAGTGTGACCACTGGGTCCCAAATACATGAACCATTTTCATCTGCCATGGATTAGGATAGTAGTGGAAGTCAAAATCACTGTAATCTAATTCGCTGTTTAATATCCAGCATAGTTCTGTACTGCTTCGATTAATACAACGATTGATGGTATCAACCCAACTGTTTAGATATCGGGTCTTTTGTATATTACCAAACTTACTCTTTAATAATGCAAAACGTTCAGATGATTCACTGTTACCACGGTCAACAAAGAACATGTCTGGTTTTACGAACAAGGTAGATAGATATTCTTCGCTCAACTTAATGTTTTCGACAAACTTAAAATCTTTCTTTCCTGACATGTACGACTTTGCGTTAACAAAGTATGTTTGTGTTAGAGGTGAGTCGGGTGAACCAAATACGTGAACGTAATCAGATTCCCAAGAGATTGTTACAATCTCAGGTCTCCATGCGAAATCAAATAACTTATAATCAATGCTTGGATTCAATGCCCAGAATATTTCATTAGGATGTTTATTTACCAAATCTTCTAGTGTTGTTTCAATGTAATACTGACCAATGGTAACATCTTCAACTAAAGGAGCATCATCTTCTATTGGTTTATATATTCGTTGTTTGAACACAACTTCGCTGTTGTTGATTGTTGGCACATATCTAGGGCCATCTTTATCATCAGTCACTGTACCAAACTGATAAATGTACGGTGGTGCTAACTCATCTGGGTGCCAACTAAAGTCGAAGGTAGATGTATCTACTCCTGCAGGAATAACCCAATTAGTCTTTACTTGCTTTCGTTTAGCAACTGATTCAGTGATATACTTAATATCTGTTGCCTCAGGTACTACGTAACGAGGGCCACCTGTCTTTTGCCATTGAGTACCAAACTGATAGATATAAGGAGGGTCTTTTGGATGAGGTAACCAACTGAAGTCAAAACTCTCTGCAATTACATCCTTAGGTATTTCCCAATTCTTTTTGTTGTTATTCAACGTGGCGACTACATCATGCACGTATTTTGTTTGCACTGCACCTGGCACTATATATTCAACTGTAGGCATTACTTCAGCAGAATATTGGTTGTTACCGAATACATAAATGTATGGCTTGTCATTGTCATCAGGATGCCAAGAATAATCAAACTCTTTTATCTCATGCTCTATCAGCGTATTAAAGTTTTTCTTGTTTGGCAATTGTCTTGCTTTAACATCAGCACAATACTTTACCGGGGTATCACTAGTAGAGCCTGTAGTAATATACTTAGGTCCACCTGTCTTCTGCCATTGTGTACCGAATTGATACACATATAGTTCTTCAGTTTCGTCAGGATGCCAACTGAAGTCAAACTGTGTGCTATCAATAGTTGCAGGAACGATCCATTGCTTTTTAGAAGCAATTGATTTTGCGGTAGATCCTTCAACATATTTGATTTCAGTAGCACCTTCTACTGAATACTTAGGTCCACCTGTCTTTTGCCATTGAGTACCGAATTGATAGATATAAGGAGGATCATTTGGATTAGGTTTCCAACTAAAGTCAAACTCACTTACATCAATGTTAGTAGGTATCTCCCAATCTTTAAGATCAGTTGCAAGAACGGCTTTAACGTCATTGACATACTTTACTTTTTCTGCATAAGGACTTGAACGATATTCAATCGTAGGCATGACTTCGGCAGAATATTGAGTGTTACCAAACACATATATAAACTCTCCGTCAGTTTCATCCGGGTGCCATGACCAATCAAATGATGCAACTGATAAGTTGTTTAATACTGTAAATTTGTCCTTAGTAGGCAATTTCTTTGCAGTAAGAATACGTGTATCAATGTACTTGACTGGTGCACTTCTTTTCGCACCCGGGGTCACGTACCGAGGTCCACCTGTCTTTTGCCATTGAGTACCAAACTGATATATGTATGGATCGTCTTCTGCGTAAGGATGCCATGAGAAATCAAATTCAATTTCTGAAATGTCAGTAGGTATTTCCCAATTATCTTTATTGGGTAATGCTTTTGCACTTGGAGAATCCATGTACTTAGTTGCAATAGCTCCATTCATCTTATAGATAGGACCACCGCTCAATGCCCACTGAGTTGCAAAGTGATAATTATAAGGAGGACTTGTTGCATCTGGGTGCCAGCTAAAGTCAAAATCAGTTACGTCAATGTTAGCAGGCAACGTCCAATTGTCATGATTAGCTAAAGCTGTTACATGTTGGGTAGTAACATATTTGACTTCTGTTGCATCAGGTACTACATAACGAGGGCCACCTGTCTTTTGCCATTGAGTGCCAAACTCATATATGAAAGCAGGATCTTTAGGATTAGGCTTCCAACTGAAATCAAAATCGGTTATGTCTACATTGTTGGGTATATTCCAACAAGTCATGTCAACATCTAATGTAGCGACAATATCATTGATGTATTTGATTTGTTTTGCTCCTGGCACTACATATTCAACTGTGGGCATTATTTCGGCCGGGTGCTGTGTATTACCAAATACATAAATGTATGGTTCATCAGTGTCATCTGGATGCCATGCCCAATCAAAATCCTTGATCTTGTAGTTGTTTAAAATTGCAAAGTTCTTTTTGTTAGGTAATCTTTTAGATTTTAGAATACGTGTATCAATATACTTGATAGGACTCGAAGGAATTACCCCAGGGGTAACATACCGAGGTCCACCTGTCTTCTGCCATTGAGTGCCGAACTGATAGACATATGGTTGATCTTCTACGTACGGGTGCCATGAAAAGTCAAAATCACTAATATCAACATAGTCAGGTACTTCCCAATTATCTTTATTAGGCAATGCAACTGCGCTTGGTTCTTCTAAGTATTTTGTTTCGGTAGCGCCAGATACAGTATATATAGGTCCGCCAGTCAATGCCCACTGAGTAGCAAAATGATAGATGTATGGAGGACTAGTATCGTCTGGGTGCCAACTAAAATCAAATCCAGTAGTATCAACATACGTAGGAACTGTCCAGTTATTTTTAGTAGGCAATGCAGTTACTTGATGTGTTGTCACGTACTTAACTTCGTCAGCACCGGGTACTACATAACGAGGGCCACCTGTCTTTTGCCATTGCGTACCAAATTGATATATAAACGCTGGATCTTTGGGATTAGGTTTCCAACTGAAATCAAATGCAGAAGTATCAGTGTCTGACGGTACTTCCCAGTTAGTCATATCAATGTCTAACACCGCAATAACATCATTGATGTATTTGATTTGCTTTGCGCCTGTAACTACATATTCAACTGTAGGCATTATTTCGGCCGGATGTTGTGTATTACCAAATACATAAATGTATGGCTCATCAGTTTCGTCCGGGTGCCATGACCAATCAAATTCTTTGATTTTGTAGTTGTTTAAAATTGCAAAGTTTTTCTTACTTACTTTTCTAGTTGCCTTAAGAATACGTGTGTCAATATACTTTACGGGACTTGAAGGAATAACACCCGGTGTAATATAACGAGGTCCACCTGTCTTTTGCCACTGAGTACCAAACTGGTATATATATGGTTGATCTTCTACATATGGATGCCAAGAAAAATCAAATGCATCAACGTCTATGTTGTCAGGTACTTCCCAATTATCTTTGTTTACTAGAGCTACCGCATTTGGTTCTTCTAAGTATTTTGTTTCAGTAGCTCCGGGGACAGTATACACTGGTCCACCAGTTAACGCCCACTGAGTAGCAAAATGATAGATGTATGGAGGACTAGTATCGTCTGGATGCCAGCTAAAATCAAAGTTACTAACGTCAACTGTTTTAGGAAGCTCCCAGTTACTTGCAGTTGAGTTAGGCAAAATCCTAACTTTTTGAAAGTCTATATACTTTATGTCTACTGCGTCAGGCATAGTGTAAGTAGGCCCACCTGTCTTTTGCCACTGTGTTCCGAATTGCCAAATTAAATTTGGTTCTAATGGGTCAGGTCTCCAACTAAAATCGAACCCAGTAACATCTACATTGCTTGGTATGATCCATCGATCCCACTCAGGAGTTACATTAACCAAATCATCCATATATTTGATTTCTGTTGCGTCAGATACATGATATTCTACGGTAGGCTTATATTTATTACTAACATACGCATTACCCCAACGATATATGTAGGGAGGGTCTTTGGGATTAGGTTTCCAACTAAAATCAAATGCTGATTCGTCTATAGGACTAGAAATTACCCAATTGGTTTTATCTTCTCCTAAAGTTGCAATCACATCATATACATATTTTATTTGTTTAGCCCCAGGAACAACATATTCAATCGTAGGCATTATTTCAGGAGGATACTGATTGTTCCCGAATACGTAAATATATGGTTCATCTGTTTCATCAGGATGCCATGACCAGTCAAACTCTTTGATTTTGTAGTTGTTTAATATAGCAAAGTTTTTCTTGCTAGGTTTTCTGATAGACCGTATGATACGTGTATCAATATATTTTATAGGACTAGAAGCAATAGTTCCGGGTGTTATATACCGAGGTCCACCTGTCTTTTGATGTTGTGTGCCGAACTGATAGATATATGGTTCATCCTCAACGTACGGATGCCATGAGTAATCAAACAATTCTTTGTCAACTGACTCGGGAATTTCCCAATTAGTTTTGTCCGGCAGGGCTCTTGCCACAAGGTCTTCGACATACTTAACTTCTGTCGCCCCGGGTACAGTGTATATCGGGCCGCCACTCAATGCCCACTGAGTGGCAAAATAATATATATAAGGAGGACTTGTATCGTCCGGGTGCCAGCTAAAATCAAAATCAGTTACTTCAATATTAGTAGGTACGGTCCAGTGATCACGTGAAACTAAAGCCTTTACTTTATGTGTGGTCACATACTTAACTTCGTCAGCGTCAGGTACTACGTAACGAGGTCCGCCGGTCTTTTGCCATTGTGTACCGAACTGATATATAAACGCCGGATCTTTAGGATTAGGTTTCCAAGTGAAGTCAAAGTCAGTTGTATCTATATCCGAAGGTACTTCCCAGTTAGTCATATCAACATCCAATGTTGCTACTACATTACTAACATACTTTACCTGAGTTGCGCCTGCGACAGCGTATTCAATCGTGGGCATAACTTCTGCCGGATGTTGTGTATTACCAAATACATAAATGTATGGTTCATCGGTGTCATCTGGGTGCCACGACCAATCGAAATTTTTGATCTTGTAGTTGTTCAATATCGCAAAGTTATTTTTGTTTGGCTTTCGAACAGAGCTAATGATACGAGTATCAACATATTTTATTGGACTCGAAGGAATTACCCCAGGGGTAACATACCGAGGGCCACCTGTCTTTTGATGTTGTGTGCCGAACTGATAGACATATGGTTGATCTTCTACATATGGATGCCACGAGAAATCAAATTGTGTGCTATCAATATAACTAGGAACTTCCCAATTTTCTTTACTTGGTAATGCTATAGCAGATGGATGTTCAACATACTTAACTTCTGTTGCCCCTTCCATGTTATATATAGGTCCGCCTGTTAATGCCCATTGAGTAGCAAAGTGATATGTATATGGTGGGCTTGTGCTATCGGGATGCCAGCTAAAATCAAATCCGGTTACATCACAGTTAGTAGGGATAGACCAATTAGCTGTAGTAGATAATGCTTTTACTTTTTGAAATTCAACATACTTAACTTCTGTTGCTCCCTCTACTATATAGCGAGGTCCACCTGTCTTTTGCCATTGAGTGCCAAACTCGTATATGTATGCAGGGTCTGCTGGACTAGGTTCCCATGAAAAGTCAAATCCAGTTGTATCAACATTGTCCGGTACTATCCAATTGTCCATTGATGGCTTACGTTTACTACGTTGTTCCATGTATCTGTATTCAGTAGCACCATCAACTACATATTGTATCGATACTTTATCTTCAGGTTTGTTCCATTGATTTCCCCATGCATAGATGTAAGGAGGTGCAGTTGGATCAGGTACCCAACTATAATCTATACCATCTGCTTTTTCTAGGTGCTCAAACTTCTCTGGATGAGGACTCAACTTAGCTTTCATATCGTACAGATATTTTCTTTCAGTAGCCAAAGGCATACGATACTCTACGGTAGGCATTACCCCACCTTCGTATTGCTCATTACCGAATACATAGATATAATCAGGTTCACGCGGGTCAGGTCTCCAGCAGAAATCAAATGATGTTTTGTCTATGTCATGTAGAATATCCCAGCGGTCCCATTCAGGTAACACTGGAACTAATTCATTCATATACTTCTTTTCAGTTGCATTCGGCACATGATATTCTAATGTTGATTTTAGCTTACCATCTACATATTTGTTACCCCATACATATATGAATGGAGGATCCATTGGATCAGGTCTCCAACTCATATCCCATCGAATCTGATCTACTTTTTGTACTTCAACAATGCAATCCCAATTAGGTAACAATTCCACAATGGTGTTCATGTACTTTATATCAGTAGCACCTTCTACCGTATATTCTAAACAAGTGTTTAGTTCTGCAGGCGCATACTTAGAACCCCACTTGTAAACAAACGGAGGGTCAGTTGGATCTGGGTGCCAACTAAAGTCCCACTTTTCTATATTGATGTTTTCTAATATCTTCCAATTATCAGATACTATATTCTTCCTCTTGAGAGGTTCAACATCGCACCGATACACAATAACATCACTACGCTTCTTTGTACACAGCCAGGTACCGCTATCTTTCTGGTGCTTACTTGGCCACACATTATTGTGTTCTTCTGCCCAAACATCACCGTCAGATAAAAACTCAAAATCAAAATTCCAATCGAATTTGGTGTAATCACAGAATTCATTTATAACCCAAAAATGTTCTGTCGTTGCTTTCTTTCTAGCATCTACTAGATTTTTAGCAGGTTGTTCCTTAGGATGAACATTGGGTTTTTTTCCGTAATAAAAAACATCTCTTAGCATTTATGATATCACTTTAACATTGTACAATTTTTCGAATCTATCAGCATCAAGTCTGTCATTTACCATTGGCTCTCCTCTGATATTAAGAGAGGTGTTTAACAGTATAGGGCATCCAGTCAATACATACCATTTCTCTAGGAGTTCTCTGACTCCGCTTCCATCTTTTGGCACAGTCTGGACACGACTAGTCCCGTCATGATGAACGATAGCAGGAAATAACTGAGGATGCCTGCAACGAGCGATGACTTGCATATACCTACTGTCACTCCAATTGCGAGGCATGTCAAAATAATTGTGAACATGCTCCTCCAAAATAATGGGCGCAAATGGTCTGAATTTTTGTCTGCGTTTAATTTCATTTACAGTATCCTTTATTGTATCACCTCTGGGGTCTGCTAGCAATGACCTATTACCCAATGCACGTGGACCAAACTCTGCACGACCTGAGGCTACACCTACTATTTTAGTCTTAACTAGTTCATCAATGATACGATTACTGGGATAATTGCCTGGAATGTCGTGCCCTAAGAAAGCATCAATCCAGTTCAACTTTTTGCCATATCCTAAAGCGGCGGCACCTAAACTAGAGCCACAGTCTCCGGGATTAGGTACTATCCACATGTCATTGAAGTAATCACCTAAGTTTCTATTTGCTAAACAGTTAAGTGCGACTCCTCCACCATATACCAAGTTACGACTCTTGCCCAACATACGAGCTTTTGCCATCACTGCGTTGATTAGATATTCTGCTAATGCTTGAGCACTGGCAGCAACGTCCATTTCATTGGCACCTTCTAAAAAGTTTTCAGGGACACCAATGTGTAAATTTTCTTTGAAATCTATTTTGGTGCTATTTTCTAACAACTTAGATTCAATGGTATTAAAATGTATAGGTTTACCGTACGCAGCCATACCCATTAGAATGTATTCTTCATCTAATGGACGTAGACCAACGTGTTGAGTCATTGCACTATAATATAAACCAATGCTGTGTGGATATTTTTTAGTCCAAAGTTTCTTGTATTGGGCATAGCCATTTTCATCGTACCAAGCATCCCATATAGAGATACAATCTATCTCACCGATAGCATCAATTACTACAACAGTGGCATCATTGTATGGACTTGTTTGAAAGCCAGCGGCGGCATGACTCAAATGATGATTGTGTGTAACGACTTTTGGGTTGTTAAACACATTGAGAATAGATTTACCTATACGCATTTTAGCAGTGCGTAAATCTAATTTTTGTCCTGCTCTTAATTGACGTAATGCAGTCATCCAAGGACGTTCATAATAATGAACTTCGCATTCACCAGTTAGAGTTTTGGCTGCGTCTATCGCTAGTTCAGAACATAGTTCAGCGTCATGCTTTTTCTTGCTATAACGCTCACTATGACCCGCAAATAGAATGTTTCCATTCGAATCCACAACAGAGATACCGGCGTCATGGAAGCCGTTGCTTATTCCTACGTAGTTCATTCAAATCACTTGTAGATAAATGGATCACGTTTGCGTAGTTCTTTTATGCGCTTGCGATATTTGTATTCTTTGATTAGGTTTTTGAAAAATCTGATTATAAACATGGGATATCCTTTAAAATTCCCATGTATTTATAACTCAATTCCGTATAGGGCATTTTTCTAATAACAGTTTACGATTGTGTTCTACAATAGGTAACATTTGTGTATACATGTCTTTCAGTTTTGAAATGGGCATGTTGTTGATAGAATCAATCAGTTTGAATATAGCAAATAACCTAGACTCATGATCTTCCATTGCATCATATGACTCATCCCAAAACTCACTAAAAGTTTCAAAGCCTTGTTCTTTTAAATAATGCAATGTGTGTGGTGGCCCAACCATAATAAAAGGCTTTTTATAGAACATAGCTCTATATACTTTTTCGCTGTAGTTACTTGTAGGTTGTGCAAACCGAGATTCATTGACTACATCTAAGAATACATCAGCGTATGTTGATTTTAATCTGTCTTGGTTATCACCAAACTTTTCTTTTTTATGATCATAGATAACACCTGTCGGGAACATCTTTTTAAAGTATTTGTCATTGATAAGAGTGTGTTCTTTCACATTCAAATCGATGTTCCACGGTGAACGTAGATTTAATTGGTTAAACCCCTTTATCATCTTTTGAAAAACTTCTGGATTTTTTCTCAACCAATCGTGTATACTATACCAAGGTTCTACACTGACTATACTCATGTCTGCTTTAAAATACCATGTTAAGTAACTAGTATCGCTGTAGCTAGCCAAATACGCTGCCACTAATTGTCTATGCGGGGCATATCTCCAGTTCATTGATATAAACCGTTTGCTAAAATTTCCCATGAATTCATCTTCACTAGATAAATTCTCAAATTCATTAGTGTCAAAATACTTTACAAACAAATCATCAGCTTCCAATTTCATTTTGGATAGGTAATGAGTGTAAAACTTTTCTATGTTATAGTCACAGGTTTTCACTGTGACATTTGTTAATTTGTTTCTGTCAATGTATTCTACAATACTGTCTAATTCTACTGCCCGCATGTCATCTGTTTTCTGCACATGATCATAGTGGAACTCAGAATAGAAAATTAATGAATGCTTAGATCCATGCGGAGGATACATTTGTTGGTCATTCTTGCGATACGAACACAACGGCTCATACAGATAGATTTCTAATCCATTATCATTTAAATAGGCTGTATCTTCTGCGCTGTGATTGATAGTTTCTAAATCTGGTAACTCTCTGTTGTACATATAAATGTAGTACGGAGAATTTTTATTCATGCGCTTTTTCATTTCAGTCATTTCAGGACTGAACAATGATTCTTTCTTTGTTACTAACCCAGGAACATTATACCAATGCACATGCTTATATACATCTTCTGAATTAATTCTAGTGCCTGTAATTTGTAGGGTGTATCTATCTTCAATCCCTATATTACTGGCTGCATGCGGAACGTCACTGTCCCACATAAAATAATCGCCGGCTACCCAATTAACTATACCTACTCCATCTACTTCTAAGTAATGGCCAGGCTTCCAATCATCTAACATTACTAAAATTCTAACTGCATTTTCATACTCTACATTGAACAATCTCATATAGGTTTGAAAATGGTCTACGTGCGTTGGCATAATTTCTAATTGTTGCATTTTGTAGAAATTATACGTCATGTTTTTAAAGTCGAATATGTTGCCAAACCTATTAACCCATTCAGGCATAGGATTACGACTATCATACATAGACCCTGAAAAACTTTTTACATAGTCATAGCCTTTAGCTTTCCATTCTTCAAGTTCAGAATCCATTAAAGGTTGTCTAACATAATCAAACTTCTTTACATCATCTGTATTCCAGAATCTACTTATGTGTCCTCTTGTCCATTTATTTGCCATTGTGATTCCTTTCTATGTCTAAAGTTACACAATGGAAGCAGCCTCCCAATGTACGTGCGTGACGCATAGGCATCATCTGTACATCAATCTTATGCTTTTCTAATTCTATTCGTAACGGTTCTTGGTGTGCTTCTACTACAGCAAGGTTAGGATTAACGCTGAATAAGTTCACACTAACCCAGGTACTTGCATTACAGTAGCCAGGGTAATGACCTATATCTACTGGTTCGGGTGCCCAAATAACATCCCACGATTGTAGTGGCTTAGGTAGTTGTTCTACTGACTTGATACGTGCAGGATTCAATAACATCAATCCCTCACGTAGTAATGCAATCGTGCTGTCAAGGTGCATATAACTGTACACGCCTTCGATAGTATGTACTTTCTTATCTGGGTGTGCAAGCTGTAATAGTTCAGCACCGCTTTTGTTTCCGCTATTACTTACAAGATAAAACAAATCATCGTTGCTTCTAAGTATGTTTGCCGCATCAAATGCTGGTTCGGTTTCAGTCAATGCTAGAATGTCCGGGTTACCTAAACACTCGCTATTGTATAAGCTACTATCTCTAGGAAACCTAGGTACTAGTACATCGCTATAGTTTTGTAACACTGGCAATAGTGCTTTATACTCGTCTTGTCTACTACGCAAAGGCATGGGCGTTGCTATAACTTTATCATCGTGTATCAATACACTATCACGTGGGCAATAGTTATAATAGCTAGGCACTACAGACCTATCTGGTCTGTGTACTCTAACATTACATGACTCTAAGAATTTGCTGAATAAATCTAAATCTTCATTAGCCTCATTGATAACTTGTTCTGGGTATAGGCCCGCGTTTGGAATATTATATATTTTCTTTACATCAGCATAGTTTACCATTCGTAAACTAGGATCTACAATAGGAACTCTAGCATCGTCGGCTACTCCTACTATAACTGATAGCAAAGGATCCCATTCGTTCTTACTTAACATTAAATACTTTCATTTTTGATATATCAGGATAATCTGTGTGTGACCATTGTTTTGGGTCAGTGTCTTTAATCTGTTCGAATCTATTCATACCTAATACTGCTGTCTCCGGGGTCATATAGTAATGGTATCCCAACATATCTATATCTTGTTCAGCCCAGAGAGTATCAGGCACACGACCATCATAACTCATTTTCTTTAGTGCAACATATTCATAGTCATGTTCTACTAAGATCATGCCGCCACGTCCAACATTCAAATGCTTTCGGTACTGAAAGCTTAGACACATAAACGTATTAGGTATGTATCCATTCTTCTTCCAATAGACAGCGGCATCGATGATGTTAGTGTTGCCTACATAGTAATAATCTTTCCAGTATTGTTGATTGAACTGCCAATCTAAGTTCAACTTCTCAAACGTCATAGGAACGCTTAGATATGTATTAGTCGGACATGTTACGTTATCAAACTTAGTATAGCGTAATGCTAACTCTATACCGTGTGTACAACAATCTACTGCAACTGCATACGGTGCGTTGTAGTAGTCAGCAATCAATCTTTCAAATTGCTGAACTTCTTTCATTCTATATCTTTCTTACGTTTGATTGAATCTATACTAATGGTTTGTGGTTGCTTTGCAAAATCTAAAGCAAACATTGCTTCTTTTTCCGGAATAACTTCACGTGAAGTATTAGATACAGCAACTTCAAAGTCTTTGTAATTGCCCCAGTTACCGTAGCCAATGTAATGATAGTCAAACGTAAAGTCAACGTTCTTGTTAAGTTCTGTTTCTTCATCTAACAAATCACTAAAGTCTTGACCATCACGACCTTCAGCGTCACTCCATGTAGGCTTTGCAAGTTTACGGGCTCGTAGTGCAGTGTTGCTCATCATACGTGAATAATCTTGTGCATAGAACGGACCTTTACGACCTAGGGGCGGACGCTCACGGTCATCAAACGGATTATCAATCTGCTCAAACTTCATATCAAAGTCTGCTTCCCACTTACCGCTGTCACTAATCTTAAACTTGTACACGGCATTAAACATCCCGGGGCCAAATTGTTGACCAAATTCTTTTAAGTCAATCTCAGGATTGTATCGTATCTCTGCTTCGTATCCACCACGACATTTCCATAACATGCGCAAGAAGGGCCACATTTCATTTACTAATGCATCAGCAAAAGGATTAATGTTTGGCTTAATAATGTTGTAATCAAACTTCTCATACTCAATCTCTCTAGCCATATCAGTATGATTGAGTTTGATTTTGTAGTGTTCTTTCTCTAATGCATGACGCACCGGATAGCTGATAGGTACATCGGTTACTCCGCGAAAGAAGTCAGCAAACATGTGCCATGTTTTGACACGAATCATCAAGTGTGTGCCACCGAACGTAAAGTCATTGCGTATCCAGTGACCTTGATACTTGTGCCAACTGATATTAAACTTGTGAGGGTGCTGCCCTACAATAGTCTCAGGACCCATGCCATAGCCAACACCTAAACCTGCATTGTTAATGTTGTTGTTACGCATACGCCAGAAGAATGTCATAGTGTCTGAATAGTCTTGATAGTCTTCTGTCGGGAAGCCTACGATCCAGTTAGTAGCTGCCCAGATGCCTGTCTTTTTACAGTCGATAAAGTTCTGTTCCATCTCAGCGATAGTAACACCTTTAGCCATATCATCAAGTACTTTCTGACTTCCGGATTCAACACCAAAGTTAAACATGATAGCGCCGCCGGCTGCTAAGTCTTGCAAGTACTCTAAGTCCATACGACCATCGCAACGTGCGTATCCTGTCCACTTGACTTTCAAGTCTTTCTCTTTAAGAGCAAGGGCAAAGGCTCGTAGTTCTTTAGGGTTACCATTGATTAACGAATCGATGAACCAGATAATATCTGTGCCTTTGTTGTAGTACAGCCATTCAACTTCTGTAATCAAGTCAACACTTTGACGCTGACGATACTTCCAAAAGTGTGTTTCTTCACAGAATGTACATTTAGCAGTGCAACCTCTACTGATTTCACTATTAACGCCGTTAGGTAATTCGTACTGTGAAAAGTCAATGCTCTCATAGTCGGGCATAGGCAAGCCGTTGATGTTGATACGTTGATCTTCGGGCTGTGTAAGATAGCGAGGATACTCTACTTCTATCTTGTCTTCTATTTCGTCAAGCATTACTAATAGATTCTGCTCACCTTCACCTACCACAACATAGTCATAGTACGGATGTGTTGCAAACCAACTCTTGTGTACGTTAGGTCCACCGACTGCAATCTTAATGTGAGGTGCTCTACGCTTGATTTCACGACACATCCACTTCGTAGGTTCTTCGCTAATGTAATAAACACTGAAGCCAACTACATCCGGGTTCATTTCAATGATCTTATCTACTGCTGGTTCTAGTATCTCAGGGCCCAACAATGGATGAATATCATTCATGTAAGTATCGCCCAGCCAATGCCATGAACTAGACGGATCCCATAGTCTAAATGGAATACGCTGTTTAGGCCACCAGTCTTTCTTGAATGCGTTATACGCTTTAACATTCAAATCAATAATGTGTGTTTCATAGCCCGAACTCTTGGCAACACCGCTTAATCGTGCAAGACTAAACGGAGGCATATAAGGGCTCCATTCGGGGCACAGTACAAGAACTAACTTAGTGTTTCTTGTCTTGTAGTCAACATATACAGGGGTTAAGTTCTTTTGAACTGTTGCTTTGGCATAAGGAGCAATTGCTTCCATCATACTACGATGGCGCGCATCAGCTATATCCTCGGTGGGACGCTCCTTAGGCTTTAATTCGTCAACAGCCAATGATCTTAAGGTAAAATCCAAAATGTGCTCCTATTTTCTATATTATACTACTCTGTTACAAGTAGTACAACACATATGGACATTATACAGTATAATGGTATATGCCACTATTGGGGTTATCTGCCATTGGGCAAAAACCCTTAAACTTCAACCCACCGCTTGTAGCCCACGCAATGTAATGTTCTTGGTTGGCGCCGGTAGTGATGAAAATATCGGCACCTGGATTTAGGTACTTTTTAATATTTTCATAGAAATCCTGCAGTGCTTCATACCCATCATCAACTATTAACCTACATGTATTATCTAAGCAGTTTAAGTGTTCAAGCGATTCAATAAAAGCTTGCCTGTCACCACTATGCGGGGGATTTGCTATAACTAAGTCAAATTTTTCCGCAGAAGGTATTTGCATTATGTTATCACATACATATGCACTAACTCGGTCAGTCATTTTGTTAGCAGATGCATTAGATAAACAAGACTTTATAGAAGGTCCGTGTATATCAACAAATGCTATAGTATCAACTTTGTTTTTGTCTAGGAGATCATAGCCTAATGGGCCCACTCCTGAACACCAATCTAACGCACGTCCGTAATGTTCTTTTCCGATTCGTTCAATCAATGAATATAACTCATCTTTGATTTCAAAGCCGCCGCCATCCATGTGCGTAGGATATTCTAGCACGAAACCATTTTCAAAACTGCGAGTTTGTTTAGACCAATCTAATTGATCGGGATTTGATTCGGCCGGCATCGGAAAAGACCTAACCGAATCAAGATTCAAATTGGGTGCAGGCATATCCTGTACAGGTATGATTACAGACAACGGTTCTGGCTTAATAATAGGCTGATCAATTGGATATGTTATTGTTTGCACTTTTTGAGCTACGTGAACAACTGGCTTAGTAATAACAACATTATTAAACAATTGTTGATAATTTTTAGTGATTGCAAAATCCTTATTAGTATGGAAATGTTGTTGATTGAATTCAACAATTTCTTTTATACCAGCTTGCCATACTTCCCAATCGCCACCTGTAAAGTTATTTAGTCGTTTAATTTCTTTAACAACTGCTTCAAAACGCAGGTCATCATTTTGAATGTCATCATATGATTCATCAATGTATGGACTAAATGTTTTATACCCTTGTTTACGTAATTCACGCAAGCAATGTGGTCTAGCCATTAATACGAACGGGTGATTTAATGCAAAGCAACGATATGTTTTTTCAGTTAAAAACAAGCTATCTTCAACAAAAGGACGATGCGCTTGATCCGGACGATTCTTATCATAGAACAATGTTTCAGTGATTACACTGAAATAACTGTCTTTATAGTATTGCAAATCATCGGGTTGAATGTCCACTGGATTGTGTCTATGTTCTGTGATATTCAATCGCAATGGAAATAGTTCTGCATTTTGTTTAATTAATGGAAACTTTTGAGTACGTAATAACGGAATCTTTTCTTTAAAGTCAGTGTCACCCTCAAAGCTGTACCAGGCTTTATCAACTAAATTTTCATGCAACATTCTTTCAAGTAGCATTAATCTATGCTCACGATTTAGTTTATTAAAACATGTGAATATTTTACCCCTAAATCTAATATCATACCCACCAATGTATTCATATCCTTGAGCATATGTCGTAGTAATGTAGTTGAAGAAATGACAATTTAACAATGAAACACGTTTGTTCCAACCATTCTTATCAATTAATTTTTCATATACTTTATCAGCATCAACGACACCAGTGACTACAATGATGTCTTCTTCCGAAATAGTATCATCAACAATGTTAGCAATACGTTGTATCTTACTTTGAACATGTGGCATAAATGCTTCAGTAGCCGCAAAGAACAAGAACTTTGACTTACCATTCTTATGAGCTTCACGCATTTCCTTAACAATATCTTCTGTAGGTCTACGTACAAACATTGTTTCAAAATTAATTGTAGCGTCAATCAAATGAATAGCATTTTCATAGTCCTTAATGTCTGGAAACATTTCAAACACTTGACGTAACATTGTTTCAGTTGTAGTAGAAGGAACACGGTAATTGTGCTTTGTTCTAGTATCACCGTAATGTATAATTTCACCACTATGTTGATGACTAGTCATCATGCGCCATGGATCAATAATCACAGCGCCCGGATCTTTAAACTTTAAATTCTCAACCCAACTCTCCCAATATCCAATTAGATACACATGAGTCCAGTCTTCACGCATGTCATGATCCTCAGTATTTGGATCGTAGTAGTTTAAGTTACCACCATGTTTTTCAATGTAGTACCCCACTAACATACTTGCACTACCGTTTGTATAGGGGACACATGGCTTGTATGCTTTACCGATGATTGTTACATTACGGCCATTCTTTAAGCAACGCAAGGCCATACGTTCAGCTTGTACTTCACGTGCGGTCATGATTGAATCAAACAAGTCATAACCCAAATCTAATCTGTCTGCTAGATAACGTAATGCAATGTTATCCCGTGGGTGACACGCGCCGGCGTCTCCTAGTCCGGCTTTCATGTATGCTGGACCCATGATGCGATGTGTGCTCTTAGCCAATGCTTGTGTAACTACATCTACGTTGATGTTGCCGTTAGTCTCTGCAACATCCTGAACCATGTTAACTAATGCTAGTTTGGTACTGATGAATGTATTGTAGAAAATCTTAATTGACTCAGCTTCGTCCCATGTGCCAACTTCATAGCGTGGATCATTCTGCATAAACACTTTATAGAAGTCAATTAGTTCACTAGCATCACCTGTTAGGCTACCATCTTCTGTACCGATAATTACCATTTCTGGATTTACCATGTCCCATTTTACGGTACCCATAGCAATAAGGTAAGGGTTGTAAATGAATCTTGCGTTAGTGATACAAGGCTCTAGGATGTTTCGAACTGTTCCGGGTAGCACTGTACTGATAAGAACAACTAATTGACTTCTAGTAACGTGTCTATTGACCTCTGTAAGAATATCAGTAACGATAGTGTAATCAAAATCTTTGTTGGGGAGATGACTTGTTGGAGTTTCTCCCCCGTAAATTGGATTGTGTGGAGTAGGAGCTGCTATAAAAATAAAGTCTCTATCCTTAACTGCTTCTTCAATTGTATCCTTCATAGGGAACATTGGAAGTCTAGGCTCTACGTCATATCCTACAACGTCATACCCTGCGTCAGCCATAACCTCTGCACAGTCTTGACCCAATTTACCTACACCAATCATTGCTACTTTTTTCATTTAATACCTCATGTATACCTAATATTTATTTGTTTAGGTACAGTCATTTAAATTTATTACAATTTACCTAATAGGTCAACGTGTTCTAACTCTATAGAGGGCAACATTTTCTTTAAATATTCTATTTCATTAACAGATTGTTGCATGTAATGATTGTAATTATGTGTTACCATTTCTCTTATTTCATCTACGTTCTTGTCTAAATTATCTATAAAGTGTTTGACACTTTTTGCTGTCCAATTTAATATCAGATCAATCTCAGTGGCCGGCGGTAGAAAAAACTTGTTAAATGTCTTGTACCCCAATTGGGTTAGATGTTCATCAATTCCTATATCCCCTACAATTATAAAGGGATGGTGATTGATCATTGCTCTATATAGTTTTTCTGTCAAGTAAGGCATATCGATTTTGCCCATTGGATTAGGTGTTAATTCAACTGAATTTTCACTGACAATGCTTAGACAAGTATTTTTATAATATTTAAGGTTAGTTGGAAAACCAGTATATTCAAATACATTGGTATCATAACATTTTGAAATATCAATGTCCATACTAGGCTTTTGTATGTCTATTAAAAACTTGATAATATACTGTTCATCCTGTAGATAATGTATGTCTGCATTTTTTATAGCATTTATATTGTTTGGTGTTGGGGGAAAGTATAATGAGTAGTCTAAGTACTCTAATAGATTATTAGCGTAGAAGTAATACATCAAACCTATCCTATGGCGTCTAACAGGTTTCCCTATTAAAAATAATGCTTTTTTACTTTCTGGATACCATTTATTTCTATGTCTAGTTACACTGTGCTTATACGTAATGTAAGCCCAAGTGTTTATATAATAGACATTTTTTCTATCTTTAGTCAATTCTCTTGCGGTATCATGCAATAGATAATGATGTGGTATGTTTATCGATTGTGCGTAAGCTCCCGCGTTATCTAATATTGAATCAAAAAAACTTTTGTCAAATGTGCTTAATTTTTCAACTATAGCAGTAAACATTATCTCATCGCCGGGTTCATAATATAACGTTACGGTATTATTAATTTCCTGAACTAAGCCTTCAAGGCTGACGGTTTTTCCTAAGTAAGGAGCAATGCGTACATAAAGGTATTTCATAGTAAAAATGTGAAATCTTTACTGATTAAACATTGTAATGGGGTTCCAAACTTTTGTTGGATATCTTGTTCAGTTTTGCACTGAGTTAACAAGTGTGTAGCTTCTAAGGCATACTCATGTGTTGTTTTACTCAATTCTAACCCACATGCTTTTAAGTAATCATAATATAATGTTGGTTTAGAGTGAGGATCCCTTTGCATATGGCCGGCAAACGTTATATATGGCACTGGATCTGTAGACCAGTTTTGTCCTAAAAAGTCATATAATGATATTGGCATGTCATCATACTCTTTTTGATATAATGAAGACAAGGTGTTTGTTACATGTTCGTTGTCAACACTACCATATTCAGTATACTTAAATGGAATACTTTTCAACAATATTGTACCACAGTTACTTTGTGCTAATGACTTATTAACTAAGTTAATTATAGCATGGTCACGAATCATATAGCCTGCAGGATCACAATAATCTTTTACCCAACTCTTAGGGTATTCTGAATTCCATACATTACCTTGAGTAAACCAACCGGTATTAATCCATCTATCTTCTCTGCTGAATGTAGACCACATTATCATTACTAGATCAGTATCATTGAATTTATATTTGGCATTGGCTTCGGCAACTCTAGCCATTATACCCATATTACCTAACCCTGCAATAGCATAATTATAATACTCTGCTTTTGTTTCTACTGCTATTAAGTCTGCCCAAGTTTGCCACTTGTAGAATGTAAAACTACATCCAAATGCAAATATACGCTTATATTTCTTTAAATCTATGTTCATTGTTTCTAATAAAGTTGTTTATGTCATCTGAATAATCTGGATACTTATTGATAACAACATGATTAACTAAGTCTTGCCACACTGTGGGAATCAATGATGATTGTGTAGCTAGTTTCAAAGCTATTTTCTTATTGTACACACACTTTTCAAATACACTATTATATAGTTCTTTTAACTGCCCCGGAGTTTTATCAGTGTAACGATTGATATTCTGTGCTATTAAGTCATACCTAATATCAATGTCAGGTTCACTATCAAACGTATAATCAAACAATTCATCGTATAATTTAAATCCTAATTCTTGTAATTGTTTATGGAAACCCATACAACCCGCTACTAAAAACGGCTTATTAAAGAACAACGGCATTGCTGTTTTTTCTGAAAGACCAAATAATATTTCACTAGTTTCTGGAACCAATTGCATGAAAGACATTGCATATTCTAATGGTAATCTTTCTTGACTTACAAATCTATCTAACTGGTCACGCAACATAATCTCTTGGTTCCAATACTTAAATGGATAAGATTCAGTAGTCTCACGCCAGATTACTACACCCTTGTCAATTACATCATGTTTAGCTAACATATCCATCATTATAGCTCTATGAATCTTAGGTGCTTTATTCATGCTAATAAAAGGATATTTGATAGGAATATTTCTAGACACATGCACATCCTCTACATCTAAACATATACTATTATTCATTTGATAGTTAGGACTTACTAAAAGTCTACTCAATGCCATTGTAAGCCAAAAGGTTGGCCAATAGTAAATTTTCACGTAATCAGATATAGATATTGTATTATGTTTATTAATACCGGTTATAAGATGAAACTCAATGTTATAAAGTTTAGCAAACTCTACTAGCTCATTAAACAATGTTATAGATCCGGCGGCTTTATTGTACTCAAACTCTATTGCACTGTTGAATATTATCTTGGATATTCGTCCCCTGTCGTTTATAAAATTGTTGATTTTTTCTACTAGTTGACTGTCCCATATATCAAAATGTATAATCTTATGACGGTTAACCATTAAATGACACATGTGAACATATCTACCATCTGTTGCATTTTGTTTTGTTACTAAGCCGTTGTTTATTGCGTATATACGGTCTTTGATAATCTCGGGAATAGTGTTAATGTCTTTGAATATACGCATATAATTATTATAATTGCGTTCAGCTTTGGCTTTAATTCTTTGATATAACTCAGTAGTATTCTGTTCTGATATACGTTTAACGTTTACTGCAATAGCCTCAGCACGTTTAAGCATGTCGGGCTCACTGTCGAAACTGTAATCTATAATCTCATCATATAACTCAAAACCCATGTTTACTAACTTTTGATGAAAATACTGATCAGCCATTATGACAAACGGCTTTTTAAACAATATAGGTAAGCAAGTCTTCTCAGTAATAAAAGGCACTGTTGTAGTAGCCTCACCTATTACATGTAAAAATGATTGATGATATTCATCAGGAATCAAAAATGAATCTAGTTTAGTTTCAAAGTCGTCTGATATTAATCTGACCTCATCATTATAGTGTTTGAATTGATATAAGCTAGGATTTCTTGCAGGAAATCTATTCCAGGTTACAATACCTTTATCTAGTAAACCCTGACCAGTTAACTCATCTACTAACATACAACGATGAATCCAATTCTTATTATTCAAACAAATATAAGGATATTTAAAATCGGTATATGTTCTATTGAAATCTAACTGATTGCTACATTGCACCGCCCAATGAATCCAGTATGTGTGCCAGTGGATTATTTCTATATTGTTAAAATATTTTGTTTGTTCAACATAGTAATCGCTAATAAATGCACCAACTGTAACTATTAGTTTAATATTGTTATCATTCAATAGGTTAGCCATGTCAATGGTTAACTCACGTGAATGCCATTCAGTTTCACATAGTAATATAATTATGTTTGGTTTCTCATTAGAAACAACGTTGATAAAATCATCTAGTGTGGGGTCGTCTAACTGACTTACATAAACTGTTTTCATTTTCTAGTAACCCAAGCCTTACCAAAGTTTCTACGTCTTGCAAAGAATATCTGTTCACAAAATTTCTCTAATGTCATTGTCTTATCCTCAGGGAAATCAAACTCATAACTAGCAGGAGATTCTAATTCATTTTGATTCTGTAGATAGCCGAATATATCATACTTAAAGTCAATAACCTTAGGATATGTTCCGCATTGTGTATAGTCAACCAAATAATTACGTTGGATAAGCATTAACTCATCGTGTAAGTCTTTGGGTAATGGATACTCTTTTAGTAAGAAACTTTCAATAATGTCAAAAATATGCTTATGTTTATTATCACTGTGTAACATGATAATAGTACTATGTATTAAGTTCCATCCGTGAATGTGCATACCCATTAATAATGGGTGATCTATCATTCCCTTCTCACCCCATAACCCATAATGTTTACCAATACGTTGAATCTCACTGTTAACCCATGGATCTTTTTCTATATATTGATAAAGTTTTTCATAGAAATCTCTATATTCAACACCGTGCAATTTAAACAATACACGACTGATATAGTTTGTCATGCCGTTAATGTGAAATGTGTTTTGATACCAACTGTGTAATTGCGCTTGAAGCATCTTGTCAAGTGGTAAGTCACGTGTGCTTACCACAATTTCAACACCTTCACGTAGATTCTTTTCGTTGTTAGAGCCTACTAAGTAATCGTAAACAACTTGACCTTGTAGCTTATACATCTTACGCTGAGTCAGATTCATTTCAGCGTTTTCTAATAGTTGTGCTTGATATACAGTGATACCAGTGTGATTGCCTGCTTTGTACAATCTATAGAAGTTTTCTTTCCAACTTGCTAATGTTTCACCCGGCAGTCCTAGAATCAACTCTGTGTACAACGGGATGTTAGCCTCTTCACACATAACAAACACTTCACCAATCTTGTTTGTATCTAAGTTGGTTCGTTTGATGATCTCTAATGTGTTCTCGTCCATTGTCTGCACAGACAAGTTTAAGCCGATCTTGGCTCCACCTTCATAGATTAATTTCTTAACGATATCAACAACTTCTTTCTTTTGATTCTTCGCCCAGGCAATTGTATATGCACGTGGCATGCCGTATTCTTTTTGTACAGCAATTAATTTATCAGCAATTAAACTATCACGCTCTGCAAAGATACCAAAATTCGCATCGGTAAAGCTAATAAAATCAAATTGATTCTGACCCATCCACTCTAATTCAGCAAATACTCTTTCTAATTCGAATATCTTTACTTTATTGTATGTCAAGCTACCCCAATCACAGAAGGTACATGCATAGGGGCATCCTCTGTTTGTTTCGATAGTTCCGTTCCAACGAATCTCAGGGTGCTTCTTCATTAGTTTATCGAATATACCCGTCAGATAAGGACTAGGAATCGTATCTAAGTCATCAATACGAACGGTATCACCTGTACTAACTGCTACCCCGTTGTCATTAACTAGCATACCTTTAATAGATTTATAGTCAGGGGTGTCTTTTAAATGTTCTTCTAATACTGCACGGAATGTTTTTTCACCCTCAAGCTTAACGCATATATCTAAGAAAGGGTATTGTTCAAAGATATCTTCTTTTTCGATAGGGAATTCGGGGCCGCCACCAATAATGAATAAATTAGGATTAGCTAATTTTAATGCTTTCCCCAATTCTTTAGTATAACTACGATTCCAAATATATGTACTGAAGCCAATTACATCACTGTCTTTTAATATCTCTACTGCATCTTCTATGTCTTCGCGGCGCCAAATAAATTCCCCCAATTCATAGTTTTCATTAATTGTAGGGAACTGATTTACGTAGCTCCACAGGATTCCCGGACTATACGGCAAGTAATATGCGTTTAATTCCTTAGGACCCTGTTGAAAGTTAGGACTGACAAAGCTGATTATCTTTTTAGACATTTTTATTCTGTATGAAGGTGGCCAATTCTTTGGCTATAAACTTGTATCCTTCAACAGTTGGATGAATACAGTTAGTCAAATATTTAGCTGGCCAGGCCCTCTTACTGTAAAACTCATAATGTCCGCCCCAGTCCTTAGGGTTCATAAGTCCGTCTAATTCTACAAAACGCTGTACAAATGCACCGTATTTTGTTTGATTATGCAAATACGTAGACCAATCAAACTTGTTAAACACATTGCCGGCGTTTTCTAGTAGATATTTAGTGACTGATCCACCCGGTGATTGATTGAATGAGTTAGCAACAACTACTTTAAAGCCATGCGCCTTAGCAAATGATTGCAAGTTCAATAAAGCCATTAATGCATTATTTGCGGCAAATTGTTCACTCCATAGCATTTTACCGTATACCGCCCATAAAGGTTCTTCTGCGCCACCTTCACCTGCAATAGGCCATGCGCTACGCCACTTGTAATGTACAAATTCACCGTTACTATACCCATCGTCTTGATTTTCATTTCGTTTGGGGTACTGATGAAAGAAGTCTAATCGTTCAAATCCACTAAGCATAAGAATAATATATCCTTCACTATTGTCCCAATCAATGCGGTCGCAGAAATGTAATTGATTGACGGCGGCATTATTTCCTATACCACGGACTCCCAAGTTCATAGGGGTATACTCAGGGAAATGATTCACACACAGTTGATTGACCCAACTGTTTTCATGCTCATACTTACGTAAATGAAAGTCGGGAACACCCCTTAGTTGAACTTTTCCGTTGTATTGGTTCCATATTTCTTCAGGATAGCCGCCTTCGCCTTGCGTCCAACTGCATCCTAAACCTACAATGTATTTCTTTTTGCTCATGTTATATACCTAATCTTGGGCGTAAATGCCATTCTTTATTAGTGATGAAATGCAAATGACCCTTGTTATTATACACTTCTCCTAATAATTCATAATCATTTTCTGTAGTTATGAATTTTAAACACTCTGGAATTAATTTATCTTTGTCTTGTAATGTTTTAAACATCTGCAAAGCCATGTTCCTATTGTGTTTTAATTTTGATTTAATTTGTTCATACATCTTAAACTTTGCACTTGGATCACTATTAAATAGTGCTTTTAATCTTAGCAAGTTGTCTATTATGCCCTGTATGCGTTCCTCGACAGTGAGCATACTGTCAAAGTTGTAGTCAAACAATTCGTCATACATTTCGATACCGTATTCTGAATACAACCACTTATGATAATTCATACTAGATATCACTAAGTAAGGCTTTAATGCGCCCCAGGGTTTAGCCGTTTTTTCAGTGGGCACAAAGAAATCATTTCTATAGTCAGTTTCTGCTACTATATCAATAAAGCCAGTGAAATAGCTTTTTGGTAGACGTCCAGCACTGAAAGTTTGATTAGAGTTTAATTGAAAATCAGGTTCGTCTGACAATACTGAACCATCATGATACTTCCAATCGTACATAGGATTAGTGCGCAAGTCTGGATATCTGTATGTGACGATACCATCATTGATTAAGTCATTGTTTACTAGTAAATCTACAAACAATTTACGTTCATACTTTGGATTGTTGTTATATGAAGTGAATAGCTTATTGCTTGTTTCAAACACGTTTACGTCACCGTAATCAATTATAGTGCCCTCAACACATGCTAAATTACCATATGCACTGCCTAACGTATTGACCCCGTGTATATAGGGTCTTATCTCTTTGTCGGGGCCGGCCCACAATACGTACATGTATTTCTTATTTTCTATGAGCCAATTTTCGATTAGGTTGAACAAATTATCAAAAATTAGTTCTACATTAATTTCGCCCAATGATATTACGGTAATATAATCAGGATTTTTTAATTTTATATCCTTAATGATATCAGTATACCATTCAACTCCCGTCTCAGGGAATACTTGTAACACATATACGCGGGTCATTTATCATCGGTTCCGCATTCTATCTGTTCAACAATCCATTTATATGTTTTATGTATACCTACTTCTAACGATTCTGTAGGAGCCCAATTTAATTTTTCACGTATCAATGTGTTATCACTAGTACGACCCATAACTCCCATTGGCCCGGGTATATTTTTAATATGAACTTTTTTACCAACAAGATCGGCTATTAGATAGACTAGATTGTTAATTGATATCATTCGAGAGCTACCTAAGTTGACTGGCTCTGAAAAATCACTTTCCATCAAACGCTGTATGCCATCTAAACATTCATCAATGAATAAAAAGCTACGAGTTTGAGTGCCCGGACCCCATATCTCTATTGTTCCGCCAGGCTCGACAGTTGCTACTTTTCTGCAAAGAGCCGCAGGTGCTTTCTCTTTGCCATTATTCCAAGATCCGTAGGGACCAAATACATTGTGAAAACGTGCAATACGTACTTCTATGCCATAGTTCTTAGCATACGTCAAATACAATCGCTCACTGAATAACTTTTCCCAACCGTACTCACTGTCAGGGTTTGCAGGGTATGCGCTTGATTCTGACAACACTGGGTTGTCAGGGTCTAGTTGATTGTGCTCTGGGTACATACATGCGCTTGAACTATAGAATATTTTAGCGTTTTTATTCTTTCTACGAACATTATCTAATATGTTTAAATTAATCATTACACTGTTATGCATGATATCAGCATCGTGTTCGCCGGTAAAGATGTAGCCGGCGCCGCCCATGTCGGCAGCTAATTGATATATTTCATCGTAACTAATTGTATGAAATAAGCTCTCTACATTCTGTTGATCTCTTAAATCTACCACATAGAATTCATCAGCCTGCGACTTACTGTATAAGGGTTCTTTTAAGTCCACACCTACTACGTAGTGACCAGCTTTCTTTAATCTCTCTACTAAGTGAGAGCCTATAAATCCACCCGCTCCACATACTAAAATCTTTTTCATATTAATCCTTAGGTTCTTCTCTTAAGCGTTTAGAGGCTTCTACACGTATCTTATCTGCTACCGTTTTAGAAGTGTTAGTAGTCAATATCTTAAAGTTATGATCTACTATAGGCTTTACCTTACGCTTAAAGTCTAGTATTTGCTCTGGTGTCCAGCTAGCAATTTCTTTACAAACTTTCACAATCTCAAACAGTCTACGCTTAGGATCTTCGATTTCGTCATATGATTCATCCCAGAAGTCATCAAACGTTTGAAATCCAAACTCACGTAATGTACGCAATGCACCTGCAGTTCCTACCATAATGAATGGATGTTTTTCTTTTGCAGGCTTCCATGTCTTTTCTGTAGCAGTTAGTTCAGTCCAATCAAAATTTGTTTCAGTTATGATACTAACTAAGCTGTTCTGATAAAAAGGTCTAGCGGCTGCATCAAAGTCACCGCACATTCTTTGTATCTCTGTCTCTCCGTCAATTACTAACGGTAACTTAGCCATGAAGTTTTCAACATCTTTGTTACCTATTTGTAGCATAGGGTTTGAATATAAGTCAACTGTAGTCTTAAAATGAACACTGTTCATCTCAGGGTCAGTCAAGTTCATGCTATAATAGCTACGGTCAACGATGCCGGCTTTGTCTAATGCTAGTGCAAGATGTGTACGGTGAGGTCTAAATCTACGATTCCAGCATAAGAATACTTTTTCAGGCACAGTGTCAGTGTCGTACACTGGTTCCGGAGTGTTCTGTAACTGTAATGATAATGCATGTTGTGATATAGGGAAAGGTATCATTATCATACGATGCATTGGATCATCGGGGATTCCATTTCGATCACACCAGTTGTTGTATAATTGTTCTGCGTTCATACAACCAGTAATGTATATGACCTTGCCCATTGGAATTCTATTGTAATGTCCGAAGTAGGCATGCATTGCACGTAATTGTCCATCTTGTACCCATGCTTCGGGTGCATAGTCAATTAAGAAGAAGCCATTACGATCTCTGACTTGATGTGTTATGTGATTAGGAGTATGACTGAACTCTAACAAACCACCACCATTCAAGAAATAGTTCTGAAACTGTATACGCCAAGCTAATGTATATGGGTATATAAACGGATCATGTTCTTCTAAGCCAAATGTAGAAGATAACGGGTGATTACCGTTGTGCATAAACACTCGCCAATATATATCATCTGCCCAAAAGAAATTACTACCATGTGCGTCGGTGCTTTCACCCACACTAGCGTAACTCATAATGTTAGGCAACTCTGTGTTCACCATTGGACCTCTTGGTCCAATCCAGCTGTAAACAATTTTTAACGGATCATTTTCATTTAACTGCATTTTTTTCTAACCATTCGCCATCAAATTTAGGAATAATAATATCTGTTCCGCAATGACAGTGTTCTTTCTCACATATGATTTGTTTTGGGCCTACACGATTAATATCATCTAATATATGACCCACGTAACCACCCATGCCGCAACTTGCTAGGCTCATCTCGCCTACGGGATTGATAAAGATACAATCACCCACGTTGCAACTCCAACCGTTAAAGAAGTTGTTTCCTGCTACAATAACTTCGTTGCTGTTACACACTTCAGTAGAATTATCTTCATACTTGTTATAACTAACTGTCAACGTAGTGCGTTTCATCGGCTTACGTTTAGTTTGTTGAATCTCCGTTGTATGCTCACGTAACCATGCTTCTTTAGCAGGATCTTTGTAGTGCCAAGGGCCTGTGTTTACTGACATTTCATCAAACAACGGTGTCCACTCTAAGAAGTAATTAGGCATTACTGTCTTAAGATAGTTTCCATAGTCAACTACTTCCCAGAATCTTTCTTCGTGCATTAACATCTTAGTAGAAAGGTAGTTGACCTTGTCACATAAGAACATAGAGTTTTCTTCATATCGCTGTTTGTCTGCGAATTCAATGTGAAAGCTACCCACTACATCGTCAAATAGATGATAGTGTTTCTTCCACCACTCTAGTGGACGACTCAAGTTAGTGTTAACTGCAAGAGTAGCACGAGGTAACTTTTCGTAAATCCATTCACAGATAGGAATAAAGTTCTTCCAAGCTGTAGGTTCTCCACCGCTGAAGAAGAACTTAAAGTTCTTATACCCTGCTGACTTGTAGCGATTGATAATCGTTTCTAAGTTATTTAGGTATATGTCTAAGTTACCTTCGTTACGGTCAGTGCCTCCCCAGTTGCCAGGGTTACAATAACTGCACTTATAGTTGCAGAAATTGTTTACTTGCCATGTTATTGCGAGATAGGGCTGGGGAGCCTCAATCGCTATTAGCTTCTTGCCCAATCGAATACCTCTTTTAGTTCTGGAATAACTTCTTCCAATTTTTCATCCCTAAAGTCATCTAGTTCTTCATTGAACTTGATAAACTCTTGAATGCCACCCTTGTTCTCATCGCCCACAGTCAAGTTATAGATAATCATTTTAAATCCATTGTAGATATCAATGTTATCTTTGTAACGATTCTGATAGACACGGTACAATTCAGCGAGTCTTCGCTTTACACTAGCGGGTAGGATCATAATGTTAGCATACCAGGGGTTGGTAGCTAAATTAAAGCGTGGGCTAGATTTAGTATCAATAAACCCTTCATTGATCATATAATCAAAGAAGTCAGGGAAAGTAAACACATTCCAAATACTGATGGTTGGAGTAATCTGAAATTCAGCATGCGGTACTTGCTCTTTTACTAACTTGATATTACTAACAATACGATCCCAATCTGTACCCTTTCTGATACATTCAGCTACATCACCATGTGCGTCAAGTGATGCCCAAATTTTCAGTTTAGGGAATTTCTTCCAATACGCAATCAAGTCAATGTCTTTTTTATACTTCAAGCTACTAAAGTTTGTAGTATATGTCAATTCAACTTGATCCGTTAATCCGTTTTCAATCCAATAGTCTAAGCATTCATAGTGCTCAGGAGTAATGATAATCTCGCCACCTGCAAAATAGACTTCTGTTACATCTTTGAGATATGGCTTAAGTTTAGCCATGAATCCCATTTCTTCTGCTGAGTTAATAACAATCTTAGTGGTCTTGAAGTATTTCTCATAGTTGTCCATACCAACACGGTCGACAAACTCTTGTGCCCATTGACTTGAACATCCTGGACCACAGCTTCTGCACTTCATATTACAGATACTACTAAAACGCAAGTCCATGTACTTCATTTCAAAGTCAATGAGGCTTCCGTCTTCCATTGTATTTTCTGCAATGTAGTTTACGTACTCTAGGCCCTTGCGCTTATTATGAGACTGGCGCATTGTCCAAGTACCCATTAGTTCTAAGTCATAGCAACGCTTACATGCTTCGACCGGTTCATCATTCATCATAGCAGTGCGCAATTTCTTATAATCACTACTATTCATCATGTTGATGATTGATTCACCATCTTTTAAGTCTGCAACAGGCATATTGCTATCTGCAATACAGCAAGGCATTACTCGACCGTCAGGCCAACTGTGAAAATGAACCCAGGGCAATACACAGAAATGTTTTCCGTGCTTAACCAGGTTCTCTACTGTTACGTTATCCATTGATTACTCCAATAATTCAGATAATTTATTTAACTCGGGGAATGTTTTCCAGAAACTTTCCTCACGTATTCTGTCAAGCGATTTAGTATGTCCTAAGAACTGAGTCTTAACGTCACTCCAAGTATCACTCTCATTAGCAAAATTTACAGCATCACGAACTAATCTTGACAAGCTAGTGCCGTCGTTATCGTTAGCTTCTGCCCATTTCAATGCTTTTTCCTGTGCTAATGGCTTCAATGATTTTGGTAAACTTTTTGCACTGTAATACATAGGATGAACTGCAAGATATAAACTATGATACCAATCTTCTCTACGGATAATATTCTTATCTTTCAAGTATTGATAGAACTCACCAATCGTCAAGTAATTAAAAATAGAAAATACAGTATTCATTTGAAAACTAACATAGTCCAAATCTCTAAAGGTTAATAGATTGCTTTCTACTTTACCCCAATCAGTACCTGAACGTAGTAATTCAGCACGTTCGCCGTAATGGTCAATTGAACAACTCAACTCAACCTTCTTAAAGTGTTTCCAAAGATCAAGTACATCATGGTTCTTGTACTTGATATTACTAGCATTGGTGTTATATCTTAATACTACATCAGTGCGGCCTTTACGAATCATTTCTTCTAGTATAACATAATGTTCTTCGGTAATCAAGGGCTCTCCACCCGCAAAGTATGCTAGGTCTATGTGTTCTACTTGATCCAATACTTCTTCTAGTACTTTACCCTTACCATCGTCTACGTGAATAACAATCGGGTGATCCTTATCGTAATTCTTGTTCATCTCTAGGCCCCACTGACTAGAAAACTCTGAACCACATGTACGACATTTGAAGTTACAAATGTTACTGAATCTGATATCAAAGTAACGCATCTTAAACTCGTCTACTGTTCCATCTTCTTGGGTAGTGGGCACAACTTCGTCATAATACTTACCAAAGTGTTCTTTGCTATAGTTACGGAAACTGTGTGGTCCTGCTTCTTCATGCTGATAACAGAACTTGCAGATTTCATTCTTACGCTCATTCAACATATCCAATCTAAGTTCTTTCATCTTAGGGCTGTTGAATGCTTTGTGTAAAGTAACTTCTTTAGTGTTACCAAAGGGCTTTGTATAGTCGTTTGAACAGCAAGGATATATGTCTCCTTTGGGAGTCACGTTTAAATGAATCCAAGGAAACATACAAAATGTTTTGCTGTCGTTTAGTAAATAGTCTTTGTTCATTTAAATGGATTCAGTTGATTTGTCTCTTGGCATAGTCTGTAAAAACTTAGCATTTCTGGAAATACAGATAACATATCTGCTTCTCTACGTTCATCTAATTCGTTGAACCAATTATAGAAATCTCTACGTCCTTCAATTAGCTTTTCTTCAGGATAAACAGTCTCGGCCATGTAGTCAACTACACGCTTAAATTTTTCGTACTCAATGCTACTAAAAGCATCACTGCGTTTATCGTCAGTATTTTCTTCCATGTATTTCAGTGCTTCGTACATGTAAGGCATGAATTCTTCTTTAGGAAGAATGTTCATATCGTATTGAATAGGATCACGTAGATAAGGTGTATCAAAACGCACACGATGTTGTGGGTTTATAGGATCGTCATACCATCCATATATCTTGCGCCATTCAATAAACTTCTCTAAGAAACTTTTAAATGTAGTTACACTAAAGATATTGAATGTAATCATGAATGTGATCGGACTGTCTGTGCGAGTTAGATACGTGTGAAAATTCTTTTCCCACAACTCTAAATCTAATCCAGTACGAATGTATTCAGCACGTTCACCCCAAGTATCTAAACTAGTGAACAACTTAAAGTTTTTAATCTTACCTTCACCTGTAAGTTTTTTAACTTTGTCTGATAAACGCTCGATAAGAATAGGCTTAGTACCCAAGTTGCTGTTGATGTTCAACTCTAACCAGGGCATAGGATCTTCTTCAATCTTTTCAAGCAATGTCCATGTGCTCTTATGTAGTGTAGGTTCGCCACCAGTTACACGCATGATATTCAATGTCTTACGCATCTCTGGCCACCACTCCCAAAACGCATCAACGTATGGATTGTCATCTTCACGTTGATACAATCGCATCCAGTCAATATCACAACGGTGATTCTTCACATTAGTGACAGGACCATTCTGCTCAATCTCTTTGTAGAAGCTTGTACTATACTTAGGATGACAGTAGCCACACTTGAAGTTACATTCGTTACCAAAGTTGATTTCGATGTACTCGGGGTTGATGTTTTGATTCCACGGACCCTTTGCGGTTTGTTCATATCGTTCTTCGGTAAAGATACTTGCGTTACGAATGTGACGGTCACTGATGTAATCAGGACCCATAGCTTCAATGTTCCAGCAATACTGGCATCCAGTGGGCTTACCACCATCAAGCATTAGTTTACGTTCTTCTTTCTTCTGCTGTGTGTTATGTAATGCAGAAGGGTTATCATATAATTCTTCTAAAGGAATCTTATGAGGTTGAGGATGGTAACAACTATGAGTCTCTCCTGATTGCAAATACATTGTTACATGATGCCATTTAGCAAGGCAAAAAGTAGGACCAGTTTCGTTTTCGATCTTGATCCTAATGTCTTTGATTCTTTTTTGTTCATGACTTTCGCTCATTACCATCCTTCAATTTTTCGAATAACTTCCATCTCAGTGACTAACGGGCCTTGATTATGATAGTCTGTTTGATAATGACGCTTAAAGAACTTACTTTGTTCTTTACCTAGCGTACACATTGGCAAACCTAACTTGTCATGTAATGCCGCGCCTAACAATGTTGCTTCACGTTCAGGATCTCGGTTAATATGTTCTTCCCATAACACCGTGTAATTGTCAAACCATTGAACATTATGTGCGTCCCAATCAGTTAAGAGAGTCATGTATGTACCGAGTCTAGCACCGTAGATAGCCCACATGCCGTTCTCTACATCCGCACCTACGTTCTGCCAAATAGTCAAGTTGTTCAAATTGCGACTAGCAACTGTTTCTTTAAACTCATCTACTGAAGGAACTTCACCTTTGTTAAGACACATCTTGACTCCTTCTCTAAAGCCTGCTCTCCAAGCTTGAAACGGAGTATGATTGGGGTATGTTGTGCTGTAACAATCATACATTGCCCAATACAAGTTATCTTTGCTATCTAAACAGAAGTCAGCAATACGAGCCGCATCTCCGTCTTTTTGATTTTCATGTGTCTTCATGTTAGCAACATAAGTCTTTGTCCAAGAACTCATGCCACCATTACCATAACGCAATCCGTTGATAGCATTAACTGCCTTCCAACGAAATTGTGCTTTGGTGTATGATGGATCTCTGCCTGTAAAGTCTAGTTGCATATTGAAGAATGATTCATCGGGCATATTGTCCCCGTCAATCAATATGAACCGCTCAGTGTCTGATGCGGCGCCGGCAGCTTTGTGTGCCGCATCTGAACCCTTGATTCCGTCTACCCGCTTTGCCCAAGGAACCATGTTTTTAATTTTTAGCCAAAATTCTTCTTTTTGTGGCTCGTCATAGCTTAGGTAGATGCAGTCCAAATCGGCTACATCAACTATATTATTTAAGCTCATATGTGTTTAGTTTCCATCTATTAATGTTGTCGCCTTCTGATGAAACTACTATACTGATGTCCTCTGCTTCACATAGTTGACCTTGGGTAAGATGTGGCATTAACTTAGATACAATTGCATGATTACTAGCAGTAGATATACGCCCGTCGATAATTCGAAGGTCCGGTCTTGCTTGTGCATACGTAATAGCATCGATTACTAGATACTTACCTTCAAGTTTTTCGCATGTGTAGCAAATAACTTTACCGGTAGCTTCGTCATAATACAAACGAAACTCAGGAGCCTGTATTACAGGAGCCTCCCAAAGAATTAGAATATCATCATCTTGTGTAGTTTCAGTCATAGGCTTTTAGTATTTTAGTAGAAAACGTCTTCACATGATAGTGAAACGGGTAAAGCTGTGGACATGAATTGATGCGCAATGTATGTGGCAATATTTCATAAACTAGTGCGTCAGTCCAGTCTTCGGTAGGTAAGTTATTTATTAACCTTTTCATATGCACCATACTCATTTCTTTAAAATCAGGTAGTGTACAATTCTCGACCCCTACAATGTGCGCTGCCAAAGCATATACCCAATCAGTAGTAGCTTCTTCATACGGACTACATTTTAATGTAGCTCTGAACTCAGCCCAGTTTTCAAATAGGTGTCTAACTACTTCAAAAAAGTTCTTTGCCGTGTCAGACTTTTTAAAATAAGTGATTGCGTTGTAAGTATCAGGCAATTTGTTATCATCAATGAATCTGCGGTATACTCTGGACGGGGATAATTCCTGTTTAAAGTCTCTAATGTTAGTAGATATCACTAAATCTCTATGCTTCAATGCATCCCACCAATAGTCTATTGAACTGGGAAGATATATATCTGCTTCTAGTTTTATAGTGTATTCATATGGACTAGCATCATACACCTGCCAATCATTGTTCAATTTCCAATAACTTTTGGGTGCTTGATCTCCGTAGGGCAAGGGTATAACTTTATCATACAAAGATTTGTTTTTTATTTTATTGTCAGTAATAATGGATACTTTAGCGTCGGGCATAGTACGCTTGATGCTTTTAGCTAATGCATCGGCACATTTCTGATATGTCTCTAATGAGCCGCCATCCTGGGCAATGATTACAAAACCTTTATCCATTTTTAATTAACTCCAAAAAGTTTTCTTTATTCATTACGTGAAAGTCTGTATCTTTGATATTGATATATTCTTTACGAATTTTACCTCGTTGCCAATTGTCAAACATTACGGTATACTCTGTATTGAATTCATCTGTGCTTTCTGCGTATACTGAAGTATTTTTACCAACGTGTAATAGATTCCAGGGAATAATGTCTGAATTAATGTTTAGATGCCCATTAGCAATACGCAAGGCCAATGTCAATGCGTAATCATTGCGGTATACTCCGGCAATGAAACTATGAATGTTTGCGTAATGCTCGTAATTTTTTTGAACCATTTCTAAGCATTCAAAGATTTGTTTTGCTCTTTGAGTTTTTTTAAATGTTATGACTGTAGCCCACAGTGTTTTAAAGCTATACGCACTTAATATTTCTTGAGGTGCTTTTGGGTGCATTAGAAATGAAGTAGTATCATGACAACAAAAATCATCACAAATGTCAAATGTGCTTAGTAAGCGGTCACTATTTACTACGTAGTCGGTGTCCAATAATAGTGTTTCATCATATGGACTTAGGTCATATGCTTGATATCGACCTTTGTTAATCCAAACTACATAGTCTCGGATGTTGTTCTTGTCCGGTTCTACAACAATAGTGTTGTCAAACTTGTATTTGGAATTATTTGGTATGCTGGATTCATCAGTAACAATTGTTACCGGAAGTCCTAAAAAATGATTGATTCTCTTTGCAGTGTACTCCGCCATAGCGTAGTAATCGTATTTGGGAGAGTTAAACGCAAAGAGTAGTGCGCCTCTACTCATCGTTTTTTCTCTAGCTCTGCCCATTCATTTAGCCACTCACGCATTATAGATTCGTAAGTTTCATTAAGTTTAGCTAAAAGTTCTGTACGATTTACCTCAACCGGATTTTCAAAACTGTCAACTAAGATGACCGTATTAGATTGAGAATTATTTAAAAAATTGATTGTTTGAAGGTTTGCTCTCCAAAGGCCGCCTTGCTCTGCAACGATTAATCGTGTTTCGTACTTTTCTTTTAGATATGATTTGGCAGCGTTGTGGCTAAATCGGGCTTTAGCTTCGCTAATTAAAGTTTTTGTGTCCATAGATCACTCCTAAGAGTATTTAGATAGACACAAGCACCTGCTTAAAAATTATGTACCAGAGACTGTACCAGAAAGGGTGACTGCACCCCAAGTATTTGATATGTTAGTAATCGCAGGGGGTCGAACTGTCAACGTAGTAGCCGAGTTAGCAGCCGCTGTTAAGCCGTCCGGAACTTCATCCCAGACAGTATAAATTGTAATTATGGATCCTGCATCACCATTAGCACCTTGTGTGCCGTTACTTTGAACGATTACACGGATAAATGTACTTAGGTAACCACTAGGTCCGGTTGATGCAGTTTGTGTGAAAGCAGTAACGTTTGATGCTGTCAGTGCATAATATCCAGTGTTGGTACTAATTGTAGGGGCATTTCCACCACCACCAACTTTAGTTATACCATTATATGATGTGCCGGCAACTGTGATAGCACCTGACGTTGGACTGCTTAATACTACGGTCCCTACGTTACTGGCTAAGTTATTTAATAACAAATTGATACCTGTTCCACTAGGATGCGCACACGTAATTGCTAATTGTCCACCTGCATTAAAAAAGTATCTAGCCGCATCGCCGTTAGCAAATGTAGCAGTATGGGTGAATGTAATTGCTGAACTCCATGTGGTCGCTCTAGTTGCAGTGTTTGAAGTAGTACTTCCTTGGGCTGCGGCATTTAAGCGACTGTTATAAATTGTAGTTAGGTTAGTTGGTATTGCAGACAAATATGTTACTGTTCCACCTGCTGAAGGTGCAGTAACGCTGGTAATGCTTGTCCCCTGATGTGACGCAGAGTTTGCTGTACTGTTTACTAGAGAGGCCCAGTTCGATGCCGCAACCGCTGTACCTACTGCAACGTTAGCAACAGCAGTCTGTCCATATCCTGCGTTTGTGCCACCGGTTGCCCAAACAGTATTCAATTTACCGCTTGAGGTTACAGGGTTACCACCAACAAGATTGTTGAAGTCTGTGGCTTCAATTAAACCAAATTGTGCGTAACTCATCTTTTATCCTTATTTTATAATTACAATAGCTTCAACTGTACCAACGCCAGATGTAGTCTTATTTTCTAACGATCTTCCAATCGTATTGAATGCGTTTGCTTCACCTTCTTCGGCAGCTCTTGCAATACCTTTTCCTGCACTTACTAATCGTTGATGCTTTTTAACTATACCAGTAACTTTTACTTTAACTCGGCCGCTCATTGCGACCGGTGGGTGCGTTTTATCAGTGCCGGCACCTGAATTCATCAAATAAGCCGCAGTGTCTGAAATAACACCAAATACATCTTCACTTAGTTCGTACTGAACAGCAGTAATTTCTTCTTCGCCGCCTAACTCAACAACAGTACCTGCATCATACACGGCATCAGCCGCAAAACGTTCAGCCAAGTCAGCATATGTTGCATTGAATCTTGATCCTGCACTTAACGTCCAGTTACCAGTAATAGTACCTGCAGTCGTATTTGCACCGGTTGTTAATGTAGTTGCTTGAGTTGTTGTAGAAAGAATGGCACCGTTGTATACTGGTAAATAACTTGCTACATTACTGTTACTATATGTACCTGCAAAACTGATAGGATCACCGTTAGAATACATATACTTGTCTGTTCTAACACCATATAAGTTTGCGCCTGCACTATTACCTATAAACAAGTTACCATTAGTTATAATGATAGAGTTACCAGATAATCCACCGTTTGAAGTCCATGTACCAGTAATAGAACCTGCAGTTATGTTTGAACCTGTTGTAATAACAGTAGTTCTAAACGTTCCTATGTTAGCAGTAGTGATGTTTGCGTCTGCAATATTAGCATTTGCTGATACTGTAAGATAGTTAAATGACCCAGCATTACCGGTAACGTTATTAGTTGCAGCCAAATTATTAGCCTGAACGTTTCCAGTTACTGTAACTGCACCAAATGTTGTAGTACCACCTGAACTGGTTGAAGTCAATGCTAGCCAAGCTAATGCGTTTGCTTCACCGTCTGTGGGACAAACATATAGTGTGCTATTATTTGTATTGTACCATAACTGACCACGTATAGGATTTGCCGGAGGGGTAGTGTCGGCAAAATTTTCTAGTTGATGGACAAAGTTGGTATCTAATGTTTGGCCGTAGCCGGCGTAGTTTCTGCCGGGAAGCCCGATAGATGTACTAGTAGTATTAATCGTACCATCCGGTACTGTCGTTAAAACTGTCCCATCACTTTTAACAATTGTATATGCCATTTCAAATCACTCCGATATTCTTCTTATTTATCTTAAATAGTTACCAAGTTAGTTAGTGCTTGAATTCTAACCGTATAATCTATCTGAATTTGTCTATTCAAAGACTTTTGTACGGGGTGAAAAATAACATGAGTTAAAAGTCTAGTTATAACATTCCCGTCGTTATCTGTGCCATAATTGGCCAATAAGCCAAGTTCATCAAAAACGTACTCCCCGTCAGTTTGAGTACTATTGTCAAATGCGTTTTGTCCTGCAGGTTCACCATAATCTAGCAAACACTGAACCAAAATATCAGTATACACCTTACCAGTAGTATGTGATACTGTCATTTTATTACGTGTAGGATCCAAGTTAAACACACTAGTGTCGTCAACAATTTTAGTATAAGTTTGGTTATATAATGCTGCATTTTGACCAGTAGTATTAGGAGGTAAATAGGTGATAACTCCGGTTTCATCAACGCTTGCCCCACCGTTACCAAAAGCCATTTCGTAGATTTCTCCGTACCCGCGGCTGCTTAATGTGTCAGCAATTGCTTCCGACATATTTTCGTAGTTGATGGCATTCTTCTTGTCCACAAAAACTTCCCCGTTATTGGGGTCGTAGACCTTTAGAAAACCTTCAATTTTATATGATAAAGTAATTACTGACATCAGTTATCGCCTCTTTTTTGTACTAAAACTTGTTTTGTGTTTGGATCGAAAATCTTTAAATGCGAGGAAAAGTAAAAGCCCCCATGCTCATTAGGCTTAGTTTCAGGCTTTTTTTGAGTAGATTCCTGGCTCTGTAAATGTTTTTCGTTCATGATTTATTTATCTTTCAATTTATATCACCGCGTAAGAATATTGCGGATGGAGTTGTAGATATCTGTAACGGGTCGCCCTCAACTGTATTGTACACGTTAGAGTTCCAAACTTCCTGATAATCCTGAATGGACATTTGATTATTAGACAACAATCCGTAAACTTCGGAGTACAACGGTATAAAGAACTGAGCACCGGTGCCATTTGTTCCTCGTTGTAGGCCAGAAATAGTATTATTTGCTAAATCAACTGAGCTAAACTTAATTTGCTCGCCGTTAACATATAACAAGTTTCCTTCTAAGATAGTTATAGTTACCTGATTTCCAACAGAAATATATGCGCCGGCTGCTATTTTTAATACAGGAGACAAGTTTACTATTACAATTTCATAGTTTTCACTAGCGATAGTTTGTCCTATGGTATTGTTTACAACACTGACATTAGATATAATTCTCTTGTCGGCTTCTAGACCTATGTAGAAATACCCATCAACTGCTGCAGGAACTATCTCATTTTGAGTAACTAAATCTGTTAATCTAGTTACATCATCAACATACATCACTGTGTCGGTATTGCTCAACGGTTCAACTAACCAAGTTCTAGTCTGTGTGTTTGCACGATACGCAACATTGGTTCCAATTTGATTGACGTTGATTAAGAATACTTCTTCGTTTGGAGTAGCACTTGGCATCATGCTTGTAATGGTCACGCTATCCAAAGTTGTAATTGATGCTAATATACTAACTTCATTATTTGCATTTAAACGCAATCTTGTTGAAGGTACACGGTATCCATTGACTGTTACCCATAATCTATCAACATTGTCTTGTTCCCATTGAGTTACATACATTGATCCGGATACAGTAGATAATATAACTTCACTACCGTCTCTAGTCGCAGTAATAGAAAACTCAGTAACACTGACTATTGATTTAACATAATACGTAGTGTTTGCCGACACCCCTCCAAATACAGCTCCGGTGAACACGATAGGAGTTCCAATGATTAACGTTTCCGTACTAGCTACGGTTAAGTAGTTACCCAATACTGGGTCATTAGTAGTATCCGTGACCTCAAGATTTTGTATAATATAAGCAGTTGATTCCCAAATATAACCACCACTTACATATGATGATATAGCAGTAACAGGGTTGTTAATCGCAGACAATCCTGGATTGTAAGGTGTGTCGATGTATAAGTCTACTTGAGTAGAATTTATAACATGTACATAATAGGTATTGTTATTTAATTGAACAGATCCTAATGTACCGTCGATTCTTACTACATCACCGGACGTTAAGCCGTGAGCAATTCCAGTTGTAACTCGTACTGCTGATTGTCCTCCAACGTATGCAATTACTAATCCAGTACCAGTAGATAGGTTAATTATCGTTCCACTTTCATTTTGAATAGTGAACGTAGTTGAAGAAAGAACAGCACGAACATAATATACAGTACCATCAATCGCAATGTCGCCAAAACTAGTTGCTCCTTTAAACTGAATAGTTTGTCCTGGAACAAATCCGGTAGTTGAAACGCAAGTTATTACCTCTGTTGTACCATTTGAAGCTGTACAATTAGTGATAGCGGCAACCGGTGTTATGGTATTGTTAACGTCAACGATGTTAGCAACTGTTACACCAGTTATGTTATACTGAGTATTTAAATACTGACGGTCAGTATTATTAAATGTCGTTACGGCAATAGTACTACCTAACGTAGGCGCAGATACAAATGTGATTTCGTTATTGTTACTATCTATAGTATACGCAGTAGTGTTTAATAGTCGTAATCCATTTACTTCTACAATTGCATTATCAGGATTATTATCACCAACAAAATTATCTAATGAGAACGGACCTGTTGCTCCGGTAGCACTTATTACTTGAACTTCAGGTATAGTGTAACCATACTGAGTAGGAGTAGTTTCTCCAAATAAAGTATAGCTAATGTAATCAACATTGTCATCATAATCTCCTGTTGAGAAGATAATTGACGCACTAATACCGTTATCTGCAATACCAAAAGCATAGTCGTTAGATATAAACTCTGCACCCCCGGTGGCGTTTGTTAATGCTATAACTGGGCCGCCGAGTGTCGCAGATACTGTAAATTCGTTAGGATCAACGATAGATTTGATGTAGTAAGTTGTTTGTGGCAACAATACTCCACCAAACATAGTGTCACTAAACACTATTCTTTCCCCTATTACCATACCACTAGTAGTGTTTGTTGTTATTGCATTGTTACTAGCTTTTGTTCTAGTAATTGTACTAGTTGTTCCTATTAATAATTTACTACCGTTGTGATAGATAATAGGGCTAGTCCACACTGCTCCGTATCCAACTCTAATAACAACATTCATAGAACCAGTACCATCAGTCAACGCTAATGTTGATCCTGCAGTACCAGTACTAACATTTATTGTAGTTGAGATTGTAATTCTATTGGTTACATAACTAATAGTTTTTACATAGTATGTAGTGTCTTCTGCAATACCACCAAACACACTACCTTGAAAGGTTATTGGACTGTTTAATACAAAATCTTCTACGCTTGCACATAGTATTGAGTTATTTGTGCTATCAGTCATAGTAGCAATAACATCAACTGGTTGAGTATCTGGTCTTATGATACCTGAACCATCGTATATTTGTCCAGAATAATTACAATTTACGTAAATTTCATTCCATCCAGTTGAAGAATTAATTCTTATAGGATCAGATTTTGTACTAGACTTAACTAACTGATTTCCATTACCCACTTCATACACATCTACACGTAGGTTGTTTGCTACGGGTGAGAAAGTAAGAGGAGTATTTAAGGTGATCGTATAATCAATCCAATTGATTGTATAATTTAATGTTTCATATATTGCAGTGCTTAGTCCTGTAGTTCCGTCAATAATGTAAACTGCAATTTGAGCAGGAGTCTGAACGTTGTACAAATTACCTATATCAAAACTATATAATGTCTGTGTTCCTGAAGTAGGAGTGTACTCTATGCTAACAACGTTATAACCAACGTGAGCATAAATTGTTTCATCCCAATTAGTGCCAGGGCGAGTCGCAACTGTCATCGTAATGTTATCAGTAACGACACCAGGAACTAATTCTTCTGGTCCATAACCATATGTAAATTCTGCACCCTGTACATCATAGATCGTAGGTTGTATTGCAAATACTGATGAGCTAGTCCAAGTGACACCATTATCAGAACTAATTAAAATAGTGTTATTATCACCAACTGCTATCCATTCTCCGCTTGTAGAGTTATAGGTAATTCCATTTAAATTCTCTGAAGTTCCGGAACTATGCTGGGCCCAAGAATAACCGTCAATCGATACTTTAATGAGCCCCGCATCACCGACAGCAACATATCTATTGTTTGCATAATACACATCAACCAATGATGTTGTTCTTGGTGCAAACATATATGTTGTCTCACTAGGATCAAACACGTTCAATGTTACTGGTAATCCACCAGGAGTAGCACTTACTTGTAACTGAGTGAGCGATATTATATTAACTACATAATATGTTGTTCCTGCGACAAAGACGTTGAATGACTCTGAGAATTTAACTTGATCTCCAACTATAAATCCAGCGGTGCTAGTTACGTTCAATTCGTTAGATGAGTCGTTTGCACTAATCACTGTAACTTCATTTACACCTAACCAATTTGCACCGTTATCAGATATGTATATTACTCCATCTTCACCCACAGCTACAATTTTTGAACTGTTGTGTGTAACACCGTAGAAGCCCTTAGAACTTAATGCAGGAATTTGATTCCAGTTAATTCCGTCAGTGCTTGTTAAAACAATGTTTACATCAATCGTAATTCCTACGCCAGTTGAATAATCTAACTGTTGACCTTTACCAACAGCGATAAATCCAATGTAGTTTGGAACGCTAACTCCATTAACACCGTATAGGATATTAGTCAATGTAGGGTTACTGAATGTAAATCGTTGTCTCCAAATATAGGTATCATCGCTAGAAACAATTCCTTCTCCGACAGCGACCCATAAGTTATCTCTGTATCCAACTGAATTTAAATTCAATGAAGATATGCTCAGTGCAGTAAAATCATAGGTTGTAGTATCATACGGAACAGAACCATACGGGGTATAGTAGCCATTAGTAGTCCATGTTATACCATCTATACTTCTAAACACAGGGGTTGCTGGATTGTTGGTAGTCATTATATAATAACCACCTGCATAAATCATATCAGTAGTGTTTATCGGACTATTTGCTAACTTTTGAATTGACCATTCGTCTCCGGTTAGACTTGATATTACACTAGAATAATCAGTCATGTCGGCTGCTGCCAAATAACGCACACCATCCCAAACAACAGCATGTATATCTACATCAGCAGGATAGAACGCTTGATCTTGTAATATGGTGTCGATTGGATACTGATCATCGGGCGCAAACGCATTACCCAAATAAGTACTGTTTGGATATATTACTCCTTCAAACAATTGAGACAAATCTTTGCCTGGCATGTTATCAGTTGGTTGATAGTAACCAAATACACGATCCATTGCATTTAATCTTCTGTCGCCACTAGTTAATAATTCCCACTTACCGAATACAAACTCAGTGTCGTTGTTAGATATCACACAAACATATACTCGGTTGTTATATTTGACAATACTTTGATTGAAGATGAATGGCTCTGGTAACAATGCAAACGAACCTGATTTAGCCATTGTAAAGTTAACACCAATTGTGGTCACTATATTTACAATAGTAGTAACGTCTCCGGGTACTGTGCTAATTCTAAACTGTGTACTAGATGGAATATCATAGATATAATATGTTTCACCTTCAGTAATATTTGTTATGTTTGTCTGAACAGATCCAGTAAACACAACTGCATCATTAACATCAAACACACTAGTGTCACCAATTGTCAATCTATCATTGGCTGAACTTACAGCAGTAACTGTAGCTTCAGTAATACCAACGTAGGGCAATGACAGACCACTTACAGGAACTGTCATCAATTGATTCTGATATAATTCGAACTCAGTAGATGAAATTACTTTTAAGTAATATTGGTTTGAATCACCGGCTACCGTTCCGTTACAGATTACGCTTGTAATTTCACCATTAGTTCCAATAGAGTTAACAGTTACTGTTAAGTCGTTCAACGGTGATGTGCCACCTATTTCATTTCCCGGAATAACAATTGTGTTATCTACTGCATATCCTGTACCCAAATTGCTAATTAATACTCTATATCCACCTAAAATATAACTTACATCAAATTCAGCTACTGTTAGCGGCGTTTGATCTACTGTAGTTTCAGTAGTGATGACCATGGTAGAAGTTGATAGTGAACCAGAAGAAGTGTTTATTAACGCACCGCTAGCGGTTAACGAAACATTGAACGTAGTGCTATTAGCATTACGGACATAATATCTCGTTCCCAAAGACATGCCTGAAGGTACAGTACCGTTTCTAAAGATTACTGTAGTTCCATTTTCAGGAGCATTAGCGACTGTAATAACCGCAGGGTTTGCGGCTGTGATTGATGCACTTTGTTGGGAGTCACCTGGATACTCAGCAGGGTCGCCGAGGTTGCCTGCGACTTTGATATACGGTAATCCAGTACCGGTCATCAATCCGCTAGCAGTAGATAATGTTAGTTCTAAACCACCGGGCGTGTTAGTGATTGTGAATCTAGTGTCACTTACTATTTCTTTAATCCAATATTCAACATCAATTTCTGCACCACCAATGCCTGATCCAGAGAATGTGATTGGCATATCAGCAAATAACATCTCAGTAGTATCACAAGTCAATTCATTAGTTGAAGATGATGTGTTTGTCACTTCAATTTCAATAGTGCCTTTGTCTACTACATAATAAGTTGTTCCAGGAACAAGCACATTTGTAAAGAATAGGTCTTCTGAGATTTCTATAGGCATATTAACATATATGTTAGTCAACCCTCTTGCAACAGTGTCACCTGCGTTATAGTTAGTCATTACAATTGAGTTAACATCAACCGGTAATCCGTCAATTCCTGAAGTGCGCTCACCTATCAATGCCGCAACACCTCTAGTAATTAGATTTCCATTTGTTCCATCTAACCCAGGATATTGACCAGAAGTTTCGTATAGTGTGAACAACTGACCATTAACTTGTCCTGGACTTACCGGTAAGCTAACGTTAACTACCATACTGTTTCCTGTAGCGGTAGTCAATGTAACAGTATTTTTCTGACTAGTTACCAACGCTGAAGTGTTGCTTGCCGGCGAAACATCAGACAACGGTAACACAGCACCGTTAACAGTAGCTGATATTTGGAATGCACTAGGGCTAACAATAGAAGAAACATAGTAAGTTGTTCCTGAAACTAGGCCACCAAATGTAGCACTTTCAACTCCTGCAAGTATCATGGTGTTAAAAATTATAGGCTCATTGACAATAAGTTTATTAGTATCACCGTCAATCAGTACAGTGTCATTAGACGCAACAGTTGCAGTTACATTAAACGTCTGCGGATTCTGTGTTTCAGACATAGTAAATGTTTGATTGTCTACTACGGTAGTTACATAATAAACTTCATTTTCTATGATTCCACCAAACACTCCGTTTTGTATCTTAGTTGGGTCAGTACCTGTAAAGAAGATAGGCAAATCAATGTAGAAGCCAGCGGTGCCACCAGTACCTGTAACATTTAACGGTACTGTTATGTTGTTAGTAACTGCTAAGGTTGATGTAACATCAAGTATTCCAGGATAATTTACAGTAATAACTGCAATATCGGTAACTTCTCCTACAAAACATTCTAGTCCAGCCGGGCCTACTGTCCAATTAGTCAATGGTAATAAAGGGCTACCTGTACTGTTTATTGACAAAGTAAAATCAGTTTGATTTACAATACTATTGACATAGTAAACTTGTTCATTAACAATACCACTAGATCCAATGTCACCGATAAATGTTACAGGCATTCCTATATAGAATCCATTAGTACCACCAGATGCGTTTGGATTACCAGAACCATCGTCTTGTAGAGTTAATCTAACAACATCATTTGACGCATATGTGCTATGCACATTACGAATAAAAGAACTATACGTTACTGTTCTCTCGTTTCTCAAATCAGTTATTTCAAATGCTACACCTTGAGCACTAGCCAATATATCAGCTATTGGTGGCTGAGTACTTTGTAAAGTAATTGATGAGCTTGCTATTGATTCGCTATTAGAATATGTGCCGGCGAAGAAAGCACCATAGTATCTACCGGTTACCCATTCAATGACTTTTGATGTATACGCAGTTCTATCAAACCTTAATACAATATCATTTTGCCTTATAGGTAATGAACTAGAAATTGCACTTGCCTTTGCACCTAGATTAACTGTGTGATTTGCACCTGTTCCTGTACTGAATAACGGGAGTCTATCGTGATCATTAATACAATCAGCATAGTTATCATAAAATCCCAAAACAACTGAAGGTACAGTTTCTAATACATTGATATAATACCATTGATCGTTTTCTAATCCACCAATTGGTGTACTGTTAGTTCCTACTTTGTATTGAATTAGGTCTCCTGTTTGCAATAACGGAGCATAAATTTGAATAGTGCTAGAGAATGTGTTTACATCCGTACTTGAGAATGGAACAACAATAGATGAGTCAATGATTATTTTTGGTAGTACTGTATATCCTTGGCCAGGATCAACAACGTCCACACGCAATACACTATCTAAATTCATTACTGCATTCAACACCGCAGGTTTTGTTGGTGCCGGATACAACACTGGATCAATATATGCAGTAACCTTAGGAGGTTCGATATATCCTCTGCCGCCATCAAGTAATAGCACAGCAGGAAGATCCATAAATATGTTTTCACCAGGAATATGTTCTGTAATTGGGGTTCCGTTAACTCCGCGAGTTAACCCAGCCAATACATTTAACGCACGATCCACTGATGAGTATCCAATTTGTTCGGTTCCCATTTTTAAAATACCATTGATAGGTAAACCTTGAGCATTATCAACTGCAAAAGATTTAGTATTCAATGAAATATATGACGCTAATGTTGTTATGTGTGCATCAAGTTCACCTGTTATAGACAACCCATGGTTTTCAAACCACTGTGAGTATTCTTGTTCTTCCCATATAGGATTGTCAGGAGTAAATTGATTTACTCCGTTACCGCTATTATAAACTAATTGAGGTGTTATAAACTGTGCTTGAGATTTGTCATATTTTGCAGGCAAATCAAAATCAGTAATATTTCCACTATACACTTCGCTACCAGTATACTTAAATAAGAATTCTTTGATAACCACATGATATGGTTTTATTTCATTCATGTACCCTGACAAGAAATCTTGATTATCCGTTTGGAATACTTCGATTGGTCGTAGTTCACGTATAGTATGTGCAACATCAATGAATGATGTTTTGTTTAGCCATGGTAAGTAATTTTGACTTTCTGTGGTTTCACTTTGAATGTATTCAAACAACAAAATCAAACTACGGTTTCTGTATACCAATAGGTCATCCGTATATATTTGTTCGTTCAATGCACGAACAATTTTGCGTGTTTCTTCACTAGGATAAACATCATAAGTATCAGTGTCAAAGAAGTTATCACCGTAACCTAAACGAACTGATTCATAATCCCATAATGATGATTTAAAGCGTATTGTGCCGTTTTCTAAACCAATACGTCTCCAATTACCGGTTAACTCGAATATGTAAGTTTCTGCTTTACCACTCATGTTAGTAGATACAGTTACTATAGTGCCAGGGATGACTGACAGTGTAGATAAATCTGCATAGATAGGAACCTGTAATGCAGATTTTATGTTGTCATCATAACCTGTTGCCCACCAATTAATAAATTCCCAATAGTCTCTAGTATCATAGAACTCACCTGATGATGTCAAGAATGAAGATTGTCTGATTTCAGTTATGGGGAACTGAGTTAATATAGAATTTGCATACTGTAGATAATTTTTTAATGCAGTAAAACGATCTAGGAAAAAACTCTGTCGAGGTCTTGCTAGTATACCCGTTTGAACTGCTTTTGGCAAATATGGATTAGGAACAATTGCACCTGTTTCATCAACACCGCATAAGCTGTCTAATAAACGATCATACAAGCTATCAGGTATTTCATTAGTTGTATTTGGAACTCCAGGTAAGAAATCACTAGGGAATCCTGAACGAATTAAATTAAATTGTTCATGCGATACGTCATCGTTGTTACCTGTAGCAAATCCAATGTGTAATACACTATCATTGGCATTGATATAATCACCAGAGTTATACAATCCGTAAACACTAGGAAGAATAGGACTAAAATAACTTATACCAGATGCTTTTGGATTTTCAATATAAGATGCAATGATAGAATCTGCTAATGTCTTACCATTGTTTGAGAATATAGTATTTGTATTTCTAGCCCAGAAATAATAGACAGGAGCAAGTGCGCCGGCTGCGTCTATTACATATTGAATAGAGAATGAAGTTACATCAACAGGTATTCCTGGCCCTCTGTATTCGCCAGGTAGTACATTACTTGCTACCCAACTACAAACTGATACGTCACTACCAGGAAACAATGTACCCCAATATTGACTGTTATAAGAAACGTCATTGTTTTGATGATAGTTTACAAAACGAAGATTCTTAGTGTTTAACCAAACTTTACCAACATGATCTGCTCCCCATACTAGGCCGCCTGTAACGGTATCGCCGTTGTTGTAATTTGCAGGATCAACGTTAGAAATAATGTCAATATTTTCTCTTGCTGCTCCTAATATTTTTCCTTGCAATGGATCAATGTAATCCATATTAATCAATGTCTCATTCGATTCTGCGCTGAACAACTGAATATTAAAAATCTTGTTAATGTCTACGATTGGAGCAGAGTATCTATACAGAGCCCAATCTTTTACACCAGTACTGTTGTTATAAACTGTTGCAGAGCCGGCGTACTCGGATCCGGTTGTAGAACCTACATCACCGGGAGTACCTACAATTACTCCGTAATTATTAAAGTCTAACGCAGTGCCATACAGTGGTTGATTACTTGTAGTTACATCAGTTGCTTGGTCGTAAGTATTAAACGGTGTATATGCTAAGTTTGGTGAGTTAACACTTTGCGCATATACGAATTTACCTAGATTTAATAAACTTTCATTGTACTGTGAGATGTAGTCGAACATGTACACTGCACCAAAATTTGGTGATTCGTCTATCCAAGATGTAGTATTGTTATCAAACAACGTATCATTGTCTTGATTTTCGTCATCAACAAAGTCAAAGGTAGTAGCAGAGTATCTAGTACCAACTGGGGCACTAGCAACAAAACTACCATACTCATTAAACTTAACTACTGTACCAAATTGTGTTGGGCCGATATTATGTGGACATACAATTTCTTGAGTCATGTCAAATACAGTAATTCCCAATTCAGATAATGTAGTAGTATCAGTTATGCTTAAACATAATTTTTCGTTGATAGGAGCTAGACTATTATCCACTAATAATATAACTAATTTTCCGTTAATTGCTGTTGCGGCAACATTAGTTATGTTAGATGAATTTATAGCATTCGCTACTACGGTTGCGTTACCTACAGGTATGTAGGTTAAGAATCCATTTAATAATATTTTTCTAGTTGTAGTGACATTACAGTCAGTTGTACCCACATACATACCATAAGCGGCGCCTGGATCTGTGTAACGATATACTACACCCTCTGAAGTTTGTGTACTTAATTGGAACGGTGCTCCAATTAATATCTCGCTTGCAGTATTATTGGTTGTTACACTTGTACCAAACTGGGCGCCGGTTTGAGGAGCTTCTGCAGGCGCAATGTTTTGTAACAACGTTATCTCATGACCATTTACGTCAATTATATCACCTGCATTCAATGAAGCAGTATACACTAACGTATCACTGATTACTGCATAATTACTGTCTTGTATCAATGTTCCGTTGTTAGATACAAACAATGTATCGTCTTGTAAGTATGCTTTAGCATTTGTCATGCCGGCAACTGTTGCAAGAGGAACAACAGTTGCACTTTCTCTTGATTCCTTGATAGTTATATCATACCCCGAAACCGTAGCGATGTAGTATACCTTTGATGTAGTTATTTCAGTTCCAGTAAAACCAGAACCAATAAACATGATAGGCTTATCAACGTCAGTAGCCGGATTAGGCAATGTTGATAATGTTATCCTATCTGTTGTAGCATTAGTATCAGTGACTGTGAATTCAGTAGAAGAAGGTGTCCAAGCTAGTTGCAATGTTTGCGTGTTTGGAGATACAGTGTTGTATTGAATTTCTAGGTTTTGAGACAGACGCTGAAAGACATAGGTGCGACCCCATTTGTCAACAGACCCTTCATCTTTGTAGGGAGTTCCTATAATTATTTTATTGCTATCATATTCTGTAGCGATTGAATATCCAAATTTATCACCGGAGTTAGTCAATCCCAATGCATCACCATCTATTGTAGTAACTGCATTGAATGTAATCTTTGTGGCTACTCCGGTGCCTGTGCCTACCCCTGTTGCAATAAATACCGTGCCTACATCGTTAGATGTTGCTCCAATACTAGTAAAGTCAGTAGTACCGATTGAATTGATTATATATGTTTCTGTCGATTCAAAGTTCCCCGCTGTAGTAACAATATTTGAACGTTGATACACATGTACCGTGTTGTTATCAATATCAGATATATAAATCCAATTTTGATTTTTTGATATTGATATTGCTGTTCCCCAAAGATCATCGAGCGCGGCAGCATAAGGTATAGTTTGTACTAATACCAAATCATCTGATGTTGTTGTACTTTGCAACTGATACAATTTAACACTACTAGCCGCACCTGTTGTTTCCGCAATTGCATATAGATCACCCGCGTAACTAATAGTACTACCAAATGTAGGGTTACCAACTAAAGTTTGTACAAGTTCATATGCATTATTCAAATCGTTGAAGGTGTAACGATACACTTGACCCAAATCTGCATCGCTGATCACATAACCTAATTGGCTACTTATCGCAACTGCACTTCCCAATGATTGAGAAGATGCTTTAGTTACTTGATTTTCTAATGTATAGTTTATATTTTTTCTGTATACGCCCCATGATCCAGAAGCATCAGTATCTACCCATACTGTATTCTTTCTAAATTCTGCTTCTGTTAATGGTAAGTTTGCAATTTCTGCAGGAGTTGCAACACGTTGAGAAGTAAACTTCATAGCAACACCTTGACCATTAATGGTCTTGATGCTAGTGTCTAAAACTTTGTTTACCAACACTCTGTTTTGATCAATCACAATCGTTGCTAGATAATAGCCATCAATCGCAGGATCAAAATTCACAATAGCAAATGGTTGATATTGTGTTAGATTATGAGGTTTGTTAAATGTTACAGTAATTGTTTCATTTAAGTTATTTTTTACAGTAGTTACTTGACCCATTGACACAGGTGTGTAAACTTGCCATTGCTCTAAGTAGTTGGCTAACCATACGTAATCACGTACAAAAAAGTCTTGAATAGGTACGATAGAACCATTTTTATCTACTGCTACTCCCAATTGAGAATAGAAGAAAGCAGACATTTTAATGTCATTGTAATTTACATATCCTGCATCAGGATACAATGTACTGATAGTTTCTGTAGTTGTAGGCAAAACATTAACGTTTGTAATGGTTCTACCGTAGTTGAACAATGAGTATAACGGGACTTCTTGTTGTACACCTTGATTGTAAATTCCCTGAGTCAACCCTACTATTGCAGGATTTCCTGTCATTGATTTTTCGTTAACTCTAAATTCTACAAAATTGTTGTTTAGTACACCGCCAAACTCTCCGGCCTTTATAGCCCAATTTTCAAAAATTTCATAATCAATGCCGCCTTGAGGCAAAGTGGCGCCTTTGAATGCACTAGCTGCGTTCAATGTACCTTTGTTCTTAATCATGTTCTTGTATACGTTGACTTGCGTAATGTCTGTCAAGTCTGCAAGAGCCATATAATCACGCGGACGGTATCCAATCAGACTGAAGCTTAGTAAGTCAGCATCTTTTTCCAAGTTAGCTTGATCGATATCGTAGTACAACGAACTTTCATAACTACGTGTGCTTGAGTTAGGTAACAATCCTTTTTGTACTTCATCATAATCAGTGCGTTTCCAATCAGCTTCTTTAAAGAGTTCACTGGCTTGGATAACCTTAGTAGCTACCCAATATTTGTTCTTATACTTAACGATTTCACCCTTAGTATATTTTGCAGTTCGATTCCATTCTTTGATATTATCTTGATTGTAAATGAATCCACTAGCATTGACTGTACCATTCCAATCAGCACTCTTTGTACCTCGTAATGCAATACGGTTTTGACGTAATCCTGTAGTTAAATTATAGATAATGTCACCGAACAATGTTACGTTATCAAACACAATACCATGTTCAAAATTACTTAGATTGAATTGACCATATGATAACACATCACCTGCATTTAACGCCGCTACACTGAATGCAGTACCTTGACGAACGACTGACATGTCATTCAATTGAATAGGATATAAATTCTGATTCAATATAAAGTTTGACTGTTGCAATGTTAATGGTTGTACGATATTACTATCTTTGTCAATCATTAATTTTTTAGCAGAAGGGTTTAATGTAACGATGCTGCCGGCTGACCACCCAGTCTGAGCCCAGTATAAGAACTCAGCAATCATTTGAGCCCAATTTATTTCGATTTCATTTTCCATGTCATCGAACTTCATACCTAAACTAGTTAAGTATGCACCGTAGTCTGCTAAGAACTGCGCAACTTCCTGTGCTGTATAGAATGCAGTGTTATATGGTACTATTTGTTCTTTGTCAAAATGATCCGGAGTCACTCTTATTGACAAGTCTTCTACATCTATGGTTTCATACTTGCCGCCAAATTTTGGCTTTAATGTTTTAAAGTACGCATATGTTTGTGAATTGCCATATACTGTGAATCCACCTGAAGATGCCGTTTGTATAATTACACCTGAATAAATGATTCTGTTAAACGGTTGGTTATCATACAATAACACGCTGTAACTCTCATCAGGAATTAACAAACTAGCATTTGCACTATTGGGTGTACTCTTTTCAACAAAAAACTTTAATAAAGTTTTGTCGCTAAATCCCGCTAATCTGTATACCAAACGAACATCCATGTTGTTTAACATTTCAGTTATATTAGTAGTTGCATCAATTCCTATTTGTTTTTCATAATCAACAACCCAGTTAACATAGCTAGTTACAGGGGTGCCGGTGCCGTACACATCAATGTCACTCATTCTCAAGTGGCTACGATTGTTTACTAAGTATTGGTTAAATTCTGCATTGTATTTGTAGTGGTCTATATCGACCCCTAAGTTAAAGAATTCTGCTGGCTTAGTTAGAGCCAATGTTCTCATTAAATCGAATGGGTAAGTGCTACTGCGTCTATAGCTAAACTCAACTGGTGCACCGTCTCCTACTTTCCAATCACGTTGGAATAATTTTTGATTGTAACTACCAACTACAGTGTCGATAGGAGGAAGCAAATTACCAGCACTGTCAACCGGAATTATTTCTAACAATCCGTCACGTACGGCTTCAGGAATTACAACTGGGTTACCGTTGTTCCAATCTATGCCTTCTGCTAAATCACTCCATAAAACTAAGTTATCACTTGTGTATGGAGCAGGACCATATCTATTTGTCCACCATGTAGGCATTTCAGTGAAGCCCAACATTTCCCACGGCGTAGTGTTTGGTGTCGTAGTATCATAGAAATACTGATATATACCTCTCCAATAGCCTTGAGTAATTACAGCCTTGTTAATTGCATTACCGCTTTGGAAATAGTTGTATGTATAATTGTTACCAGCATTGTAGAACTGAGTTTTATAATTTAAACGATTTTGACCAACCCAATTTAAGAATCCATTACTGTATATCTCTAACCACTCAGGATACGAATAATCGATATCTCTAAAGAATCCGGGCAAAATTTCATATTCCTTAATAGGAATTACTGAGCTAATTTTTAAGTTGTTATAAACACGTAATTCAAATTCTAATGAAACTTGGTCTCTAAAATCAGATAACAGTTCGGTAGTAGTATCGTATTCTCCATACAATTTAGTATATGATCCATCATGCCCCCTGATGAAATATGTAGGATTAGTGTAATTGCTATCTAAAATTACTTCAGGAAGATATGCTGGATACAATCCCAATTTAGTAGGAGTATTAGGAACATAAGAACCGTATGTTTGATTGTATTCTTTAATTGTTATTACATCACCAGGTTGTAAGTCTAAACTTACAGTTAATGACGGAGCAGTTGCACTTATAGTATAGTCTTGACCTTTAATCAACTGTTGAGTTGTTGTAATACCTGATTGAGTGCGAATCAAATATACCAATACACCATAGTAATTTGCAGTAGTGTAATCGTAAACTCTAGACAATGGGTATATACTTACATCTAAGCTATTTGCAAATGAGTATGTATTGGACACATATGCTGCCTTACTAGGTAACATATCAGACCAAAAGAATGATTGATTATCAGTTTTTGACGAGGTTATTTGATCTAACGCATCATCTAACATTGTGGCAGGATCATATCGTTGAACATAATCACTATTATTCACAGTATATGCTAATAAATTTTTAAACTTAACATATTCTTTACTATTGAACATCAGTGCATTGAATAAATTATGTTCCTGCTTACGCAAGAATGCACCAGGCAATACTAAGCTTGCACTGTTTTGTATAATCTTATCTCCCCACGGAACCATGTTACCCAAATCTCTATAGTTATTTGGGCCAAAAACTTTACCTGTTGAATTAGGGTTATTGTAGAAACTGCTTTGATATTGCCCACGAATATCACCTATGTTGGCAACTACAATATCAGCATTCAATGGATTGTTATTTAAATTATTCGGTATAGAATAGTAGGCAGTATTGCTTACTTGGTCACTCAACAACAATATTTGAATTACTGTTTCAAGTATAGGATTTTCATTGAGCACTACTGTTGTAGTATCAGGTCCTACAGTCACAGTGTATTCCCCATGAGATACAATGGTATTGTTAATGTATACTTCAATTGTAGGCCAGTTAGTACTATCAGCACTAGACTTTGCAATATCGCATACATATGAAGTTGTAGGATTTAATGGATCATAGTTAAATTCAAAAATTTGATATTGAACACTAGGTGATACAGCAGTCTGCCATCCTAGTTGACGCTCATATTCTATTCTGTTATTATACTGATACACATAACCAGTATTTATTTTTTGCGTAATAGGATTAGTTCCACTTACATAATCGAAGGTGTCTGCGTTTAAAGAAACATCAAAACTGATATCGCCAACGTTATCTATCGCACTATACTTAATAGGAAATCCCAATACAGTGTCATCTATTCCGGCACCTATACCATATGCAAATAACTTGCAACCGATAAATGATGTACCTAAGTAAATAGTCGGGTCACCAAAACTTATACCATTACTATCATAAATGTCAAATAACGGAGGCTGATTTAGTGTAGTTTTTTGTTGACCATCTATCCATTCTAAACCATCATACCAAAATTCTTTACCTTGATTAAAATATCCACGCAATGCAACTGTTTGTTGATCGGGATGAACATTACCGTTATCTACTTCAGTTAATGTTATAACTGGAATAGATGACTCGGCTATAATAGAAAATCTAGCTACATAAATTTTATTTTTTACGCTAGTGTCAGTATCCTGAGTGAAAATAACTCTTGCACCTTCAAACAATGAATAATTGTCATTAGTTGTATCAGTACTAACAAAAGATGATTCGGTTGTTGTTGGAATATAACCCGAAGACCCTTCATCCCAACCTACTTCAATGGTTAATGTAGTACTACCAGTGATAGAAAGTATTTGAGTATTTCTAGGCAATTGGTTAGTAGAATCAGTGATATATTGACCAACAGTCATTGTACCAGTTACATCATCTGCGTCAATGGTTAAAGTAGTACTCTGCGGTGTCCAAGCAAATGTTCCGCCTGAAGATATATTACTGAAATCTACAACATCGCCGCCTTTAATACTAGATATTTTAAACTCAGTACCAGACACAATCTCTGCTACAAAATATGTAGAACCATTCACTATGCCCAAGCTTGGAGTAACACCGTCAAAAATAATTAGGTCATCAACTCTGAATCCAGTCGTACCAGTTACAGTGGTGATGATGTTTGTGGCATCGGCTGCACCGCTAAAGGCACGGATTGGTGTATAATCAGTGCTTGTGATAATACCAGTGTATGCAGTATACACTTCAACATCAGGATAATAATTCTCTTGACCTGCAACAAGCGAAAAGGCGTCAGTTGTTCTAGTATCTATAAAATCTACAGGATCTTTACCTTCTGAACCAGAATTAAACAATTTTATGTTAGGATAAAACTCTATAATTGGTCTTTTTGCTTTATATGCTGAGGTTGCATATAACGTAACTAGATTAGGATTATTATTATATGTCGCAGTTGCATTGATAACATCAATATGGAACCAACGGTTACTACGTGACCAGGCATTTTTGTCAATACTATTGCGTGAGATAGTAATATAGTCCGGTGTGACTGGAACGTATGAATTACCTTCCCATGCCGCAGTATCCCAACCTAATGTATCCCAGGCTACATATGTACTTGCAGTAAAATTTTCCGGTGCTATGAAATTTTCTACAGGTAGTAATTCAATTGCAGCACCCACACCTTCTACATAATATTCACCAAACAAGTAACTTTTAGGAATAACATCCCCTTGAAAACTAACTTTAAGACCATTGGTAAAAGCTACTCCATTAGTAGAAGTAAATTGAGCGTTGCCTAATATATCATCTTCTACATTTAACGTGTTAGAAATATTACTTTCAATTAAACGAATGATACCTACTTTATTTGGGGAAGTACCGTCCTGGTAGTACAGTGTATCTAGAGGAGCGCTTATGTAGGGAATTAATAAAATTATACCTGACGTATTTCTATAGAAATTTCTAGTACCCCACTCAGTACCAAAAGTAGCAGTAATTTTTTCATCAACTGGTATTTCTGATGATTGAACTAAACGTATTACTGGATCAGAAGGATCACCTAATAATTGAATAGAGTAAAAATATTCATTTACGTTTGTATAGTAACCTTGCTCGTATTGACCTTGATTAATGACCCCGGTCATTGATCCAGATGCAGTAGACAATGGTAATACTGAACCAGCCGGTGTAGATGATATAGTAAATTCTGTAGAATTTAATATAGACTGCACGTAATAAATTGTATTTGGTAATGTGGTTGAATATGATGCTATGCCACCAAAAGGATTGCCATTAAAAATTATAGCATTTCCTACAGTTAGATTGGCTGTACTATTACAAGTAATAGCATCTGTTACACTATTAGTATTAGTAATGCTGATAGTTTTTAATTCAGTTAGATCATTATTTTCATCATATGGTGTATAGTCAAAAAAGTTTGATACGTATCCAACTTCGTTTGGAATTCCAGTGTTGTAAAACATAACTCTCAACCCATCGAGTGAGGTTATACCATCAATACCATTTACTAAGTCACTTAGTCTAGCACCATTAATTGAGGCAAACGGTAAAGTAGAAACTAAGCTTACTGTGTTGTTTCCAGGGAAGTTATATTCATCCTGTGCATCATTGGGAGGTACAGTAAACGTAACTAAGCCTTGAGTAGCACCGTTGTTGTCAACTCCTAAAATTTCACGTGTTTGTACATTAGGTTGAGTAGGACTGTATCCTGTAACTCCTGGTTCACCTTGAATCCAAAATTGAGTTGATTGATTTACTGCAAAGGTGTAAGTTCCGCCTCGTAATAATGTCAGTGTGGGATTAGTGCTACCTAGGCCATCCGCAGACGTTAATGGAACAATATTGTACCCGTTGGGTAAATCATAAACTACGTAGTCGTTAGCATAAAAAACAGTTTCACTAGAAACGATAACTCGTTCAGGGCCTTCTGGTATCCAGTAGTACTGATTAAAGTTAATAATTTTATCTAGGTTAGTAAAAGAATCCCAAGAATAGAATTGGCTATTAAACAATCTGTCATTATTGTTTGTTATACCACCTTCTAGTTTTAATGCATCAATTATACCTGGATAACTAATAAAGTCTTTAGCGACAGATTCGTTTGTTTTTGTAAACACAACACCCGGGTCTAATTGATAATCTGTGCGGGTCTTAGTAGGTTCAGTTACATAGTAATCTTTGGCATTTATGCCATAACCAAACTTTGTACCAATGTACCCTTGTATCTTTTTTGTTTCAGGTTGAGCTACGATTTGATCTAAAGTCGCGGCTAAAAACTGTGAATTGGTTGTTGTCTGAAAAATTTCAGGTAGAAAATTTAGTGTTCTTATTCTTGATGCCATAATATATTACTTATGCAATTTGTAATTCAGCTGGTGTTAAAGCAGCGATAACCAATACGTCATTTGCAGTAGCCGCGTTGACGAATATTTCATACGGTGCGCATTTTATTTCATACAAGTCTCCAAATTTCATTGTAGGATCATTTGGAACTAGTACTGCGGAACTAATGTATTCTCCTACTTGATCATGCAAGTATGCACTCAGTTCGCTGAAATAAAACGTATCACCAAAGTTCCAATTGTTGATTTCAAAATAGGCGTTCATAGCTGTTAATACTGCACTTCGAATTTCGCTATCACTGGCATTTGTATTTGATGCTTTAATAACCTTAATGGTAGCCTGTAAGTTTGGACTTGCTTTTGCTCCAAACAATGGTTTAAACACAACACTGTTTAATACCATACTATCACTAAGCATTTTGTAATTATTCAATTCGCCATATTCTTCACTCAACTCATTGATAGTTGGCTTAGGTGGCATGGGCACAGTATTGGATGTGTCTTGTATATAGTTTTGATATTGAGTGTAATAACTCTGAGTCACTACATATAAATCAATAATGTTCGTTGTTGCAGGGTCAATTCTAGTTGTATTGTTACTATTGTGACGATACTGAAATTGTAATCCTTGACGACCAAACTTAATAGAATACTGAGGTTGTTCTTCTAATATATAAAAGGGTGTATTCACTGTATTATCCTGCACTGTTTTCCAAAAAGTTGTTTCGCCAAACGCATAAAACAATTGTCCTAGTGGATACTCATATTTAGCTACTTCAATTTGAGTCTTAGTTTGGTATTGCACCACATCTGTTGTAGGCACAATCTGATATCTAGATAAGTTAATAGCATCTTCGACTAATTCAAAAAACACGTATATACCTGTGTTTGCGCCACCAGTGACATACCCGGTTACTGTTTGAAAGAAATCAGGATTGATTATTAATCCACGATTGTTAATATCATTACTAGCTACTTCAACTTCAAAGTCATTGATGTAGCCATCACTTTCTACTGTTTGTCCCACGATGTTCACACTGATTGCTTTAGACAATGGATTGTTACTATTAGGTTGAGTATTTGTTGCTAGTACGCTAATGAAATCTTGTAGAATTTTTCCACTTAGCGGATCATATACTAACTTATCACGTTCAAAACTAAAGCGTGTGTCTTCTACACTACCAAAATAATAGCGCAAAGAACGATAAGTTACAATGTATCTTCCGTTTATATATTGAAAGTTTACAAACCAATTTGCATCATCGTATTGTTTAATACTCCAACGATCTTGTGCAATAGTCAATGAATTGTTAAACACTAAACTAAAGTTTTGTTGTAGTTCCATACGAATGATACATTCCTGAACAATTTCGTTAGACAATGAGTTATCAAATGCAGGAAGTACGGTTGTTAATATAGCACCGGCTGGTACATATCCATTCAATGTTACCGGGCCCGTACCGTTAGCAAAATTGCCTTGACCATTATTGTAGCCATCACCTATGACGGCTAATGTAGTTGTCCAAATATATGTTTGGTTACTAGCACCTGGTATACCTGAGACTAGTCTATTATTTGCATCAAAGTAAAAACCACTAGGCGCTATAAATTTTACAAGTGAACCTGATGTGATATATTTTACGTTGTTAGTAGAATATGTACCAATTGGAATAGGTAATTCGCTGCCATCAGTGATGTTGTAGAAATAACCCGTTAACGAGTTACCATCAACTGTGCTAGCGTTCCAATATACTGTACCGTCACCAGATGCGGCATCAATAGTATACTGTGTGAAGTTTTGAGTGTAGTATTGAACAACACGGTTACTGGACAACACACTATTCAATGTGTCAGTTAAGAATGTAATAATATTACCAACAGTGTTAATAGTCAACGACTCAAAGCCATTAGTAGTGTCTTGCCATAAAGCACCATCTGTTGCAAAACTATTTAAACTTGAATATTTTCCTGTAGGATCTAACAAGTCTAAGTTTTTACTAACACCAATACTGCTACGATTAATTGCCTTACTCTTAATGATAGAGCTATACAATGTATATGGGAAGTTATTGTAATCTTCACCATTAACCATACGGTTTTGAGTATAATATCGAGTTGGAGCACGTTGTTTAATTTGTGCTAATGGCTCACGTGACTGTGCATTAGATACTGGAAGTTGTAGTTCAAGACCCAATGTTAGTATTTCTGTTTTACCTGTACGGTTTACATAACTGAATGACACTGTTATGCCCTGCATTTCTGTAGGGTCGATAGTGTAAGTCAGTGCGTTGCCTGCACGAACGTATGCACGATATGTACCTACTGGAATTTGACTGAACACTCCATCACCAAACACATAACTAACTTGGTCGTTGAATCTAGAGTTCACTGAAAATATTGTTCTGTTACTAGTTTCAGTTTGCAAATACGCATCAGCATAGATGTTTTCAACTTTATTCCAAAGAACTCTAGTACCGTTATTGGTGTTCAACTGATACAACCAAGTATCTTCATTGTTGATTCCTTCAATATCAATATTTACCACTTGGTTAGCAATTTGCTGTTCTAAGGTAAAATCGTAATTTTGTAAAATACCTTGTTTGAAGTAGAAAAAGTATCCAGTGTTTGGACTACCGTAACCCAATTTGTCGTTACGATATAGCATGTTAAATCTGCCGCTAGGTGCAGGAGGAATCTCATACATGTAATTTTCGTCAACGCTGGTTACACTGCATAGTTCGAAATTCATTGCAATACCATCTACAACTGAAGTAAACGGTACTATTGGTAATGACGTATTAGGAATTTTCATAGTGTATTCGCTAGTAGTTACTCCTAACAAATCTGCTGTGTTTCCGGGTCGGCCAATTCGTTGTGTGTCAACTAATGCCGTATTAATAATAGTGTTGAATTGTTCTAACCAACTAGGGTTCGCAGGATCGTTCCAAAGAATTGGAAGATTGCTTAAATTTGTACCATTCAAATCTGTGATGTTTTGAGTGGTTTGTATGTTTACGATTTTTAGATAACCTTGAGCAGCCAAGTTGCGCTTGGGGGTATAGCTTACTAGGTTAGCAAGTTTAATAACACTATCTCTACGTTCCGCAGTATCAATAAAATTTTCACGTGTGTTCAAGTCATTGCGGAAAGCAAGACCTTGACCCATAAATGCAATAACGTCCAATAGTGCAATGAATTCACTGGACTCTATGTAATCATTAAAGGTTTCCGGGTAGTACACACGTAGATAATCGATGAAACTTTTGCGTAAAGTTTCATAATCATAACTTCTAAAATCGGCTTCGCGGAACGTTTGATAGATCGCTTGCCAATCGTTGACCCCAAATAATGCTGATTGTCGTGAGCTTGTAGCCATAGGTTTATCTCTTTTAAGTATTTATCATACCTAAAAACCGTCTTTTATTAGGGTTTATTGAATTGCGGCTGAGCCGGTTGAAGAACTTAAAAAGACGTTCAACAAATTTGCTTGATTAAAAGGAGCAACGGCTACTTCTAGTTCTAACAAAATTCCGTTCTCTTGCGGATATGCTTTGACAGTGTTTACTAATAATCTAGGATCTAAGCTAGCAACACGTTTCAATTCGTTTTCTACTTTAAATTGAACATCTGCTGTATTAGGTTCAAACACAAAGCTCCATAATGTAGTTCCGTATCCTGGATTTCCAACCTTCTGTCCTTGACGGATGTTTAAAGCATTCACAAAATCTTGAATTACTAATGGTTGATCAACTAATCTAAATTTTCTACCAGTATTAATTGATTTCTGTACGGTACCGGCACCACCATCATTTCCGACAGGAGCATTAGTTGTTCTGGGTAAGTTTGCACCAACTGTGCTAAATCCAATATATTGAGGCATGATATTATTTATGCGAGATCGTTATCATCAATAGCTATGAGTACTGATTGATTTATTACGCTATCAATCGCTTCTAGTCTACTTTGCAAGTCTTGACTTAATGAAATCCAATTTTCTCTAGCTGAGGCTAATTGCGGATCGCCGGCGGGTAATGCATTTTCTAATGCAAAGTATTCTTCTCTCGCAGATTCAGCTTCTTCAGTTAATCCTTCAATTTCGTCAAATGCACTGTCAATTTGATCATTCTGTGCTAACATTGCATCTAACAACGCTGCCGCAGATTCATCTATATCGCCAAATTCAGGTTTAGGAATTCTAGAATCTTCTAACAATGAACTGATTTGAGCGTTAACTTCTGCAATATTATTAGTATTTAAACCTATACTTGGCATCTTAATTGCGCCTGCGCCACCAAATCCAATTGCAGACATTGCGGCGCCTAATGGGCCAGCTTCGCCTAGAGATAAGTCTCCCATCGCAAGACCTGCTAAGTTTTGACCACTTGCTTGTAAACTACTTAGTGCGTTAGTAATTTGACTTGTAGGTAAATTCAAACTAGAAGGTAATCCTGCTGCCAATCCTGCTGCACCTTGAATAGCTTTAGGAAACGCTATTTTGTTAAGAGAAGAAGTCACTGCACTAGTTATGATAGCGTTTAGCGCCGGATTTTTAGGAATACCCAATGACCCTAAAGATTTATTAACGATAGAACCTACGCTTAACTGTCCTCCTGGAAGTCCAAACAAGCCAGTACTCTTACTGTTTTTACCAAACACGCCTGCAATGCGGCCGGCGGCGTTTATTATAGAACCGTATGCTCCCAATGTTTGGTTGACGTTTTTACTTGTTGATAAAACTTGAGATGCTCTCAATATTTGACCAGTGTTGGTTATTATCTTATTAATATCTCTAGTAGTTTTGATTAGTTTCTTATTGCCAAATATAGATGCTCCGGTGCCAACTCCACCAAACACCCCTAGTAAACCGCCCAAAGCTTGTGAGGCAGTTTTTGCATTAGCTATAGTTGCAAGACCCCTGTTAACTCTAGATGATACACCTATTATAGCATTAACATCTCTTGAAGCCTTTGCTACTGATTTGTTTCCTAATGATGTTCCTATTGTACCAATACTTCCAATAACTCCAGTTAATCCTCTTAATGCTTGCGCGGGATTTTGTGCTGAATTTAATCTGCCTATAGCAGTGATACCGCCGGCTACAGCATTTGTTACCCTTGCATTACTACCACCTAATATTTGTCCTGTAGTTCTTAGTACTCTGGCTGCTGATGTTAACGGATCGTTTAAACCTGATGAACGTGCTACTGCAAGATCGTAATTAGAATTTGAGTTAGATTTTAAATTTACGGGGCCACGCGGTAAAGCAGTTAACGATGATGCTATTAGGCCAAATGCGGCTGCACTAGATCCTCGACTATTCAACTTAGATCCGGCTATTAATCCAACAACAGGAAGAACTGTGCTCATAATTGAGCCTAAGCCGCCAGTGCTAGATTCAGCCAATCTGGCTGCGTAGTTACCTGAGCCAATAGCATTAGTAATAGGATTCGTGACACCAGGAAGTCCTAAACTTGGTAATGATATATTCGATGCTAATGTACCTAAGTTTTTTACTGCGTTTATAGTATTAGAAACACCTGCAGTTGCGCCTGACATAATCAATCCTGCGATTGAAGTAGACGATTCTTTTCCTGTCATTAAACCAGCGCCAGTTAATGCTGTTTGTGATTTTTGGAAGTTAGAAATCATTCCTGAAATCTGTGCACCAGGATTACCTACAAACGATGTTAGACTAGTAATGCCACCTTCGCCAGTAAACAGATTATTAGGTAATGCTTGTGATAACGGTGATCCTGATTTAACCAATGAATCTACTAATGCAGATGATCCTGGCTTTAATATGCCGGCTGATTCTAGTTGGGCAGGTGTTTGTGCCAATGCACCAAGTGATGCTACTGAACCTGTTGCAGTTGAAACAATGCCTGCGCCTGTAGCTACTGCCGCTGCCGCTGCACCTGTTGCCGCATTAGTCGCAACTGCACTGACCATTGATCCGGTTGCTTGTGAATCTACTGCATCACTTATTGATGCAGTAGGTGGAACTGTTGACAACGCTGCCGGCTGAACTGGATTACCAGTAGGTGCAACGGCTGCCGCCTCATTTGCTTTTTCAACTGCCGCGCTTGGTGCAGATGGTAATTTATCACTAGCATTTGAGCTAGTACTTACATTAACACCTTGATTAGCATTGACCCACGGTGCATGTGCAGGTGTTCTAGAAGTGATGCTCTTTAATGTACCGGGTGACGCAATATAACCTTTTACTGATTCAAACATTGTATCAGTGTGACCAATATCTTGTAGTGGAGCTACTGACTCTGGTGCAGATCCGGAGCCTGTATTTAAGTTAACTCTACTACCGTTGATGAATAAAGTTCCAGTAGAGTTGAAACTACCTTCTCCACCAGACTGTAAGCTCATAGAGCCGCCAACCTTGTGAGTATATTTTCCTGAAGTTTCTACTTTGAAATCTGTTCCTACTTTTTGTGTAGTGCTTTTTTCAGACTGAATGTTAATGTCTTCAGCCTTAATGTTTAATTTTTTCTTAGCATGAATGTTTATGTTAGTGTCAGCGTGAAAGTTTATATCACCTTGTGTTCTTACGTTAAAGCTATTCGTACAAAACATATCAATGGTGCCTTCTTTGCCCATTTCTACCCATGATTGTCCGTTGCTGTGTATAATGAATAATGTTTGTCCATCATCACTCATCAAAATCTGATGCCCACCTGCTGAACGTAGTCTTACTAATTGGTCTCTTCCTATCAGATCACCGTCATCCATAACGATTGAATGTCCACCTCTACGTGAAATCACTGTCATGCCAGCAGAGTCTTTACCAGACTGTGCGGCTTGTACAATGCTAGAATCAGTGTATCCACCTGAATAGATTGGTCGACCCGGTGAACTTACGCCCCATCCAACACGAGAAGGACTTTCTCGTTGAGCGCCGGTAGTAATTGTACCTCTTAATGGATCACGAACCAAACCTTGCTTGAATAAGATAGACGCTAGATAGCTATGTACTGGTTTTGGTTCATCTAAAAAGTTGCCACCGTCGGAAATAGCTTTGTTATTAATGTTGATGTTAGTTACCGGAAGTTGTGAAGCACCACCGTAGCTTTGTGCTTCACCATTATTATTAGTGATAATATTTTCACTAGATCCGATAGCAGGAACCATGTGCAATGCTTCTGCCTTAGGAGCACAGCCTATGTAGAATCCATAGTTAGGGTCACCGTTAATGAATATACAAATTACGCTTGTGCCTAAATCAGGTGGGCTGTTCCATACACCGTAGCTTGCAGGATTGGCTGCAAAGTCGCCGTCGCCGGTAGTTCCTGCAGTTGGTTCAACGAATCCATAAAAGGGACTCATGTACGATACTGTTACCCAGCCTGACGGATTATCAGGATCATCACTTCCTAAATCAGTTATGTAAACTTGAATACGTCCAGTTCTAGTTGGATCAACGTTATTTTTTACGATGCCAAATACCGGTACATTTTTAACAACACCACCACCAGAATCAGGTTTACTAGCCTTTGACGCACCAGCCGGTTTGAAAATATCTTCTGCCATTATGCTCCTCTGCCTCCACCTAAGTAGTCTTGTTGCCATGCAGCCTCAATGGCTGCATCATCATTTGCTACGCCTTTAGCGGTAGTATCTTGTGTAGTTGCAGGTGTTGATGATCCCACTGATTGATTTCCACCTGTAGTACCAGTAGATGGAGGAGGATCAGCTTTGAATCCTGCAGGAGGTGGATATCTAGATGCTATATTTTCTGTTTCTCTAGAGTTATTCGCGGCCGCTTCTGCGGATGCTCTGTTTTGTTCTCGTTCTTGTAATATAGTCGTGCCTTTTACATCGGCAAAAGTGTTTATTTTACATTCTAGTTCCTGTGTAAACTTACCACTTCTGAAATGATGTGTTATTCTAGTAACTAGATAGCTTATTGCCCCGTCTAATTTTTTAGCAATAGAAACAGGATAGTCAAAAAACAATATATCTGTGTTTATTTTCATCAATCCGGTATCATGTTCATAATCAACTGCTTCTAGAAACTTAATTTCAATAAAAACTTGTCCGGCTTTAAAATCAATAGTGAATCCATCAGGTCCGTAAAATGATTTTGCATCATCATTTATGTTAGCTGTTTCATTAGAAAGATAATCAGGATCGCCTAAAATTTCAATTTTTGCGTTAGCCCAATCACCTGGTGTCATTAGGTCAGTGGTTACACTATTTTGTGCTTCTTTACCTACACCCAATTTACCTAATTTGTCGGCTGGTTGAACTTTACTCGTTACTAAAGGAACCTGTGCATTCCCACCGGTAGCGGTACTTGACGCATCACCGCCGCCCAATGACACATTAAAGTATGCGTTATTCATTGTTTGTTCGTATTTAATAACTTCAGAGTTTTGACCAGTCCACCAGTATTCATATCTCTTTACCGCCCCGTAATAAGGAGTAGTCTTATCAGCATACGCAGACATTAACACTGGGATCTCATAAGTTCTAACCTGATATTCAATATCAAACACCCAATCTTTAATTATGGTATCAAATTTAGTTCCTGAAATTACTGGTGCTATGTTGAACCACTTTAATCTTTTATTACTGTCAATTTTTTCTGCTGACTGACTATTTGTTTCTGCATTGGGTTGTTCGGCAGTGGTGTATACTGATTTTAAACCATTGACCAAATACTCACTTTGTGTTATCACACTAGTGATAGCCTGTAAAATTGGGGTGTCTCGGTTAAATGCAACTGTTCTTTCATTGCTATTGGGTTGTGCTTTTATTGACAAACTATCATTAACAGTTTTCTTGTCAGTTGGGTTAGCCATTGGCCATTTTATTTTACTTGTATCAGCTAAACTAACGATAGAAGATTGTGCAATACTATCTGCATCATCTATGAATCGTATACTGTAAGTGTTACCAAATTCTCGTTTTTTAGCTTTTACATCGTCTTCTTGATCCTTTGTCATCTTTCCCATCAACTGGTTAAGAATCTGCTGTACATTATTTCCCACTAATTGAGTAGCACCTTTATCAATAACACCTCTTTTTTGACCTAATGCACTAGCTATTGGAAGAGATGCTGCCTTGATATTGTATGTTGTTGTTTTACCATCAATCTTGAATCCAATTTCAGTAATGTTAATGTCGTAAAATCGTTGAAAAGTAGGATCTGTCTCATTGACTAGATTTGATTTAGTTATTAGTTGGCCAGCAGCATCATATCCTAGAAACTTTAATCCTAATATGAAAAATTGTCGGCTCGCATTAGTGCTATTTTTATAATTGATAGTTGTCGAATATCTTTCCAACGCTTCTTTAGCTCTTTTTAAGTTAGTGATAAACGACAGACCATATGCTTCTGTGATAGTAAAGTCAAAACCTACATTAGTTGTAGGTGATGCTGTACTATTACCAGTAACGGCTGACACGATTTTTAAGTTATCAATATAATAGTCATACTCAAACCCCGGTGCTCTAGTTGCAGGATTATTGATACCCCCACTCTGGGCTATCAAATATGCACCGGATTCATTTCCATCGGATTCTCTAGCGCCATTAACCATGAATATGTCTTTTCTGCCCGAACGATTAAACTCGTCTAGTGCGTCAGGTGTAATCATATACAATGATAGCTGGTAAGTATAACTTGAGTACGTGCTCAATGGATTAAATCTGCGAGAACCTACGCCTGAATTTTCAGATACGCCAGGAGATCCGGCTTGAGTTGTGCCTGATCCTGGGGTTTCATCCGGAGGAGGATCATTGTAATCGCCAATTACATTACCTAGTTCATCATAAACTACTGCCATTATTATATACCCAATGCTCTTTTAAGTGTGTCCATTTTAGGAAGATAAATCTCAGTACCAGTTATGAAATCAAAGTAAGGATCCTTCAATCTATTTGGGTTTCGCTGTGCAAAGACCCACCATAGTCTAGAATCGCTGTAAAGATCGTATGCTAAGATATCAGGTCTAAACTCGTACACCGGTGTTATAGCCCAATATACATCGGAACCCAATGCAGGAATAGGCTTGTTAATCATAACATCTAAGAATTTCTTATTTACTACATCCGTATTTGAATACGGACTTGTTGCTGGATACACATTGTTAATTGATGCCATTACCAGATACCTCCACCTTGCTCTTTTCGTTGCGACCCCTTCAATAACTCACCTGAAGCATAATCACGCAAGCTGAAGTTTTGACTTATATCTCGTCTACTTACTATTGGTATAGCATTGATCTGAATTTGTAATCTTGTAGGAACATATGTGGGTTCGACTGTACCAGGAGCATATCCGTTACCCTTCAATAAAGACCATTGAGGTGGCATGGGCAATCCGCCTTGACTAATACCTGAACTTGCAGTTCTTAAATTTGTAGCATTGTCCGAAAATCTAGCATTTGCCGCAGAATCGTTGAAATTGGAAGTTACGCTTGCTCTAATATAATCTACATCATTTGGTAAACTATAGTTAAAACCAGTAATAGCAATAGGGTGTCTATTGAATTGAAATTCCCCCAAACCGTAAATATAACACAACGGGGGCGGTGTTCCATTGACTGGATCTTGGTCATTTCCGTAAAACATTTTTGTCATCGACTTGAAAAAGTGTATGACTGCCAACATATAATTAGCTTCATAAGTGTCTTGTGCAGTAAAGTCGCCGGTTATTGATATCGAATCTACACTACTGTTTTTATATTGAAATATTTTGTAATTACTATGTGCCACTTCACTTGTGTCATATGTTGCCGCATACTGTACTGAAATTTGAGGGGTGTAGGGAAATATTACCCCGTCGGTCTGTGCCAACGGTGCCATAATACCCGGATTTTCCGATTTGTACATATACCCGGAACTGCCCGGGGCAAGACTCAAGCACACTCTCCAATCGCTCAATGCCGCGTAATTGTACTGGTCCTGTGCCGTTGCTTGCTGTCTTGTTTGACTTATTGCTCCTTGAAGTCCTCGTGCCATAATAGTTGTGTCCTTATAGATATTTATCTGATAAATATAATGCATTTTTTACCTTTTCCTTTATCTTTCTATTGCTTTTTTGCAAAGAAAGTGTTACACTTATCTCAACAAAACTACGGAGCCATATGAGCCTATTACCAACACCAAGAAAACCTGTCAATTACTTAAACAACAAAGACATTCTCAAAGAGATCCATGAGAGCAAAACAACGTATTGCTACTTTGCTAAACCCGAATATCATCAATATGACTATATTGTAGATATGCCACAAGAATCTTTAGAAAAATCACTAGAACATGCATTTTCAACCGAAGCGGTTCAGCAAGCACGTGAGACTAGAGCAATTAGAATGGATATAGAACAGGGCCTAGCAAAAGGAACTATTGATCCTTTATCTATACCCGTCACTGATTTAGTCTTTAGAGTAATGACTTGGGAGCACGTTCCGGTAGCTCAAAAACAACCTAGAAAAACAGTAAAAAAGAAAACAGCAAAAGATATTTTTGAGTTTGATAACGAACAAGATGAAATTTTTGCAGATTTAGAAGACATTACCACTAAAGCTGAAGTGGATGACATGGTTCATCTTAAGGTAAATTTCCCACCGTTCCAACATTATAAGATAGACGAAAACAATAGTTTTTATTGTATTGGAAAAAGCCATTGGACAGGTGATTTGGTTAGTGGAAGTTTTAGCAAAGACCATGGTCAAATAACTAATAAGCTAGCTCGAATGTACATTATGATGTGCGAAAAATACGCAATGAAGTATAATTGGCGAGGATACACATACAATGATGAAATGCGTAATAGTGCTATTCTTCAACTGACCTACGTTGGATTACGCTTTAACGAAGCCAAATCGGCAAACCCATTTGCTTACTACACGGCTGCTATCACCAATAGCTTCTGTCGTGTACTGAATACTGAAAAACGAAATCAAAATATTCGAGATGACATTTTAGAAATAAACGGTTTGAATCCAAGTTGGTCTCGTCAAGGTTCAGGTGCAGGTGCACCGTCTTTTGAAGAATGATTGTCCAATAGAGTTGCATATGCAACTCTATTTTTATATAATATACAAATGAGTAACCTTTTCAAAAAAGCCGCTGTGTTTACTGATATCCACTTTGGATTGAAGTCAAACAGCTTACAACATAATCAAGACTGTGCTAATTTTGTAGATTGGTTTATTGCCACTGCAAAGAAAGAAGGATGCGAAACATGCTTCTTCTTGGGCGATTACAATCACCATAGAGCTAGTATTAATATTCAAACATTACAGTTTGGGTTACAAGCATTAGAAAAATTAAATGCTAACTTTGACGCTGTGTATTTCATCCCAGGTAACCACGATCTTTTTTATCGTGACCGCAGAGACATCCATAGTGTTGAGTGGGCTAAACATTTACCAAATGTCAAAATCATCAACGACTTCTTTCAAGAAGGTAACGTAGTTATCGCACCGTGGCTAGTTGGTGAAGATTTCAAAAAGCTACAAAAAATGAAGGGTAAGTATTTGTTTGGTCATCTTGAATTGCCTCGTTTCTATATGAATGCAATGGTAGAAATGCCCGATCACGGAGAAATCAATGAAGACCATATGACTGGCTTTGAGAAAGTATTTTCAGGTCATTTTCATAAACGACAATCTCGTAAGAACATTTGGTATATCGGTAATGCATTCCCGCACAATTATGCTGATGCAGGTGATGATGCTCGTGGCATGATGATACTTGAATGGGATCAAGAGCCGGCTTTTCGTAGCTGGCCAAGACAACCAGTATTTCGAGTTCATAAGTTAAGTGATGTGTTAGAGAATCCAGAGGGTATGTTGTTAATCGACAGCCATATTAGAGTTCATTTAGACATTGATATCAGCTATGAAGAAGCCAACTTCTTACGTGAAACATTCATACCCGAATATAAACTACGGGAAATGGTATTGATTCCGATTAAAGGTGAGCAGCCTGTTGAAGGGCAAAGTGCTGACGGATTAAAATTTGAATCAGTTGATCAAATTGTGATTGACCAAATCAACGCAATCGAAAGCAAGAATTTCGACAAGAAAATTCTACTAGACATTTATAACAATCTATAATGGTAACACTTAAAAATATCACACTACGTAACTTTCTAAGTATCGGTAATGTAACTCAGGCAGTTGACTTTGACAAAAAAGAAATCACATTAATCTTAGGTGAAAACTTAGATTTAGGTGGTGACGGTGCTCGCAACGGCACTGGTAAGACTACGTTGATTCAAGGTCTGTGTTATGCACTGTTTGGTCAACCTATCAATAATATTCGTAAAGACAACCTAGTTAATCGTACCAATACAAAGGGTATGATGGTTACACTTGAGTTCAATGTAAACGGCACAGATTATAAAATTGAACGAGGTCGCAAGCCTAATGTATTAAAATTTTACGTCAACAACGTGCATCAAAAGGCATCAGAAGATCAACAGGGCGAGAACAAAGAAACTCAGGCATTTATTGAACGAGTCCTTAACATGTCTCTTGACATGTTTCGTCACATTGTTGTATTAAATACCTATTCAGAGCCATTTCTTGCACTGAAAAACAATGAGCAAAAAGATATCATTGAACAATTGTTAGGTATTACGTTGCTATCTGAAAAAGCAGATATAGTAAAAGAAATGATTCGCAAGAGTAAAGATGATATACAACAAGAAGAATTTAGAATCAAGGCAACAGAAGAAGCCAACAAGCGAGTCAAAGAGCAAATTGATGCACTGAAACGTAGACAAATGCTTTGGATTAAAAAGCATGATGAGGATTTGGCTAGTCTTGCAGTTGAGTATGATGACCTAATAAAAATTGATATCGAATCTGAGTTGCAAGCACACAAAGATTTAGCTATTTGGAACAGCCAAAAGTTACAGCATGATACATACACCGCTTTAATTGCTAGACAAACTGCGTGGATGCAGAAACAAGACAAAGACATTGATGCATTAAAACTAAAAATGGATGTGTTGAGTCATATCGATTTTACGATTGAGTTACAGAGCCACAAAGATTTAGCACTACACAATCAGCAAGTACAGTTGAAGACTGCACAAGACCATAAAGTAGATAGCTTACGTAAGGACATTACTAAAGAAGGTAAAAATTACGACAAGTTAACACAAGAAATCGAAACTCTTAAAGAACACAAATGCTATGCGTGTGGCCAAGATTTTCATGACGACCAACATACAAGCGTGTTGAATAGCAAGATTGAATTATGGAACACAAGTAAAAGTCATTTAGATGATTTGAAGTTTCAATTAGATGAACTTGTTGCTAATCCTATAGTTGTAGGAAATAAACCTACACCGCACTATAAAACTGAAGCTGAGGCAGTTCGGCAATCTACTGAAATTGATAACATCAAAAAACAGATAGAAGAAAAAGAGCATGAAAATAACCCCTTTAGTGAACAACTTCTTGATACGCCTAGCGTCAATCTTGGCAAAAGGCCATCTACTTATTACGATACCGAAACCCAAGCAGTTGAGCACAGAGCAAAGGTATCATCGTTACTATCACAAATTGAGATCAAAGCGCAGGAAGCTGATCCGTATCAAGAACAAGTGGTTGATATGGAAAGCAAGGCTTTACAAGAAATAAAGTTTGACGGTATAAATGATTTGACAAAAGCAATGGAACATCAAAAGTTCTTGCTTGACTTGTTGACTAGCAAAGATTCATTTGTTCGCAAGAAAATCATTGACCAAAACTTGAGTTATCTAAACACAAGACTAACGCATTATCTTGACAAGATTGGATTGCCACATCAAGTTGTATTTAAAAACGATTTGCAAGTTGAAATAACTGAACTGGGTCGTGATCTTGATTTTGATAACTTAAGTCGAGGTGAACGTAACCGTTTAATCTTAGGCTTGAGTTTTGCATTCCGTGATGTGTATGAAAGTTTGTACGGACCTATAAACACATTGTTCATTGACGAATTGATTGATAGTGGACTTGACACAATGGGTGTTGAAAACAGTTTAGCAATTTTGAAAGATATGAGTCGCAGACGACAGAAATCTATTTGGTTAATTAGTCACCGCGAAGAACTAGCAGGTCGTGTGCCAAACGTTCTCAAGGTAATTAAAGAAAACGGCTTTACTAGCTATAGTACAGCAGTAGACATAGAATAATTTTTCACTGTCTTGTAAAGTACATAAGTAATAATATGCCAAGTCCACAAAAACAAAAAGGTTCCAGTTTCGAGCGTGAGGTTGCTCAGTATCTAAGCAAACTATACGGAGAGTCGTTTATTCGTGCTCCGGGCTCAGGAGCCTATGTGGGCGGTAAGAATCAGTCACGAACAGAGTTCTTGCATGAGGGACAAATTCGTTCTTTTAAGGGTGACATTGTACCTGGACAAAGCTTCGTTAAGTTTAATGCAGAATGCAAATCTTACGCTGATTTCCCCTTTCACTTAGTACTTACAGGAGAGTGTAAGCAACTAAATAGTTGGCTAGATCAACTCATGGCAGTTGCTGAGCCGGGCGATGTAAACATATTGTTTATGAAATTTAACCGCAAGGGTAAATTTGTATGCGTTCCGTCAGCATTAACATGGATTACAGATCAATTTATATACTATACTTCAGACAAGTATAATGATTGGATCATGATTGAATTCGATCATTTTTGGAAGTACAACAAAGATTTATTTAAAACATACGCATCAGGCGCAGGCACAACAGACACCAAGTCAACAATCGAAAATCTTAAAACCAAAGATATACTCTCTACCTTAAAATAAAAACACTTTAGTCTTTAAACTAGTTTGGTCGGGGTTCCTCGACTCTCCTTGAGATTGTACAGATTGTGCTGTGCCGTCAGATTCTGGAGTAGCAGAAATTAATTTTTCTGGATATACCGAGAAGGCAATCGACAAAGCGAACCTTCAACAAGTCTATAACAACTTTATCTTTGCGTTATAGAATGTGCGTTGCGAAGGCGTCAATTGAAAGATCATTGATAGACCTAACTACAGTCCCATAAACTTTACAGAGCAACCGGTAGCGTAGATGTAGCAGAAATAGCTGACACTACGGGGAATAGATAACAATGGATGACGGGCAAGTAAACTCTTTACCAATGGTGGTGCTTTTTAGCACTACCATGGCTTCAAGTGCAAGTACTAATGTTATGTTATCCATGATAGAAAGAACACTAATTAATGTGAAACAGTATAAGGACGAGCGTAGCGAAGTTCTTAGATGTCCGAAGGACATCTCTATAAGAGAAAAAAGATAAAAAGAATAAGCCGATAATTGACTAAATGAATAGTTACGGCTTTTAGAGAGATACCATCAGAAGAACGGGAGTCCAGACTTCTTAGTTACTTCTAGGTTACCGTCTATTAGTTCTTTTAATTGCTCACGTTCGGAAGTGGACATATTCAGAACATCTTCATATGTCGCACCTCCCCTCATATACCATGCCATGGACATGGCACTTTTCTTTATCTCTGAGACGGCTTTTTCATAACCATCCAGTAGCTTCTGTATGCCTTCGGAGTCAAGGCGGAGAAGCGTTAGGCGAAAAAATCTGATGTATTCAATGTAAATGGTTGTTCGTACTCATTAGTACAGTGTACACATTTAATTCGTAATGGTTTGATTTCCGTTTGTGATTTTAAATTTGCATTGTAATCACGCAATGTAACATACATATTTTTATCACAGTTATTCAAGAAATCTAAGATGAATTCTTTGTTATCTACTCGGGCAGAAGGAGTATTAATGTATTCGATAGCACCAGTTAACAACTTGATTGTTAATTGAGTTATTCTCTTTAGTGCTTCTTGGCCACGTGTTTTACGAACTTCTTCATCAGGTTCGTTTTCTAGCATGATAAACACACGTTGAATTTCAATTTGACCAATACTGGCCTCGTTCATTTCTTTATATGACAATGGTCTAAATTTGATCTTTAGATCATTGGTTTCTAGTTCAGTGTCATAATTTCCAGGTCTCATCTGACTCAACAGGTTGATGAGGTTTATACCATATTTTCCAATGTCCTTACATGCAGGGCATTCGGATTCGATCTCCATATCATTTCCGCCACCAGCAGCACGAATGCCAATTAGGATAGCATCTAAGTCCATACTATTGATTGCCCATGGGTCTTTGATGTTTGGTACACAGCTTTTCATTAATTCTGCCATAGCTGTACCGTTGTACAGTGCGTCAGGTGTTTTTGTAGTAATCTCATCTATAGCTGTCATAGGGAAGATTGGGATCTCGCCGTTTTCGGGCATGTCTATTACTCCCTGCGGATAATATTTACCACCGCTAGGTAATTTTACATATACTGATGGACGACGGAAATACTGTTTCAGCGGGTTGTTATCTAATGCCATTTTTGTTCCTTTTAAGTTAAAATTGGGTCGTTACCCAATACTAAATACAAGTATATTTATTTGGTAAAATACATGGATGAAAATAATCAAACCAGTCAAGAAATCTTAGAACAGCTACGCATACAAACGGATGCTGTTAACTCCTTAGCCGGTGTTTTTGTAAAAACAATGACTACAGAACAGCGTGAGCAATGGATGCTTGACCAAAACGTAAAGCGTACTGGAAATGCGTTTGATAAATTAAATGATAATCTAAACAACCTATCCGAAGCTGAAAAAGCTAGAATTGCTGGGGAACGAGAGGCAGCGGCCGCAACTAAAGCACTCAAAGAAGCAGGCGCCTCAGCCACTAAAGGACTATTCAATCTATCTAGTACACTATCAAATACATCAGCAGACCTGACTAAGTGGGGTAGTACAATCGGCGGCGTAGGTGATGTTGCAATGTCTGTTGGAAAACACTTTGGTGTTTTAGGTAATACAATTGGAGGTGTAATTAAGGGTTTTAGTGTTATGGCCCCTATGTTACTCGACCAAACTCAGAAGATGCTCAAAGCTTTTGATAGCTTGAGTGAAATGGGCGGTACTACTAACATGACGACTGAGCAAGTCAGACAACTTGGTCGCGCCTCAGGATACACAGTAGATAACTTAGATAAATTTGTCAATTCTGTAAAAATTGTCGGCAAAGATATTAACGCATTAGGTGTTAATTCTGCTGAAGGTACTAAGCTGTTTGGCAAGATGACCGCAGTTGGTGAAAAGAACATACAATCTTACAATCGTTTAGGAATTAGTCAAGAGCAATTAACTGAAGCTCAGGCGATGTATGTTAAACAAAGCTCTAATGCTGGTATGGCTTTGTCAAAAAGTCCCAAAGAATTACAAAAAGCATCATTGGAATATGTAGATCAGTTAGTCAAGCTCAAAGAATTAACTGGTATGTCGATAAAAGAGAGTCAATCGGCACTTGATGCTGCAATGGCTCAAGAAAACTTTAACGCATACATACACACTAAATCTATGGAACGTTCTGAGTTGGAATCACGGGCGGCAAAAGAAACTGATCCAATACGACAAAAAGAATTAAAAGAGAGAGCGGCACAAATAGATCAAGTCATCAAATCTAAACAAGAAATGGCTATGTGGTCTCAGTCTAACGAAAGTGCAAGAGATTCTACTGCGTTGCTACAGAGTATTTCTAGAGACAGTGCACCAGTTTACACCCAAGCAAATGCTCATTTCTTGACGGCAGGTAGAAATATTGAAGGTGTTGCAGAAAAACTAAACAAAGGACAGAGCGCATTACGTGATTATCAAGGAGAAATTGCTAAATCTACTACCAATGTTAACAAAAAGATGGGCGAAAGTATGTATGCATACGGCGACGCCTCGAAGCAGATTCAAGAATCTATGGGTGTTGATAACCAGGCAAGAAAAAATGCCGCTAGATTCATGGAGTCTCAGACAGAAGAAGGTAAAAAACGTATAGCGGCAGAAGATAAAGCCACAGAAGAACAGATAAGAAGACGAAAAGAACAAGGCGAGATTTTAGATGCTGCTGGCAAACCAATGCGTGATGGTGCAAAAGATACAGAGAACACTGTACTATCATTGGAACGTGCATTACGTGGTCTAAAAGACGATTTATTGGGAGCACTGAATCCATTTACTAAGTCAACATTTGCAGCCAGCGCCGCTAGTACAGCCTTAGCAGCCGCGGCAGGAATAGCCGCGTATAAGTTAGGTAAGATGGGAGTAGGCTCCGCAGTAGGTGGCATTGGTGACTTAATGAACAAAGGTTTGCCTGGTCGTGCCGGCCCAGCTGCCGGATCACTATCAGGTTGGAAAGCAGGCGCAACAGCAGCACAGGGTGCAGTAGGTGCAACTAGTGCAGTAGGAGGTGCAGGATCTGCCGCAACAGCCGCAACAACAGCCGCATCAGCGCTATCTAAATTAGCAGGACCATTAGCAGGATTGTCAAAGGCAGCACCATTGATCGGTACTGCAATGTCAGTTGGTTCAGGTGTAATAGATGCATATCAAGGTATAAAGAAAGCTGATAAAGACCTTAAAGAAGGTACGATAACAAAAGAAGAAGCTAGAGTTGAAAAGGGCGAAGCAGTTGGCGGTGGTGCAGGAACAGCAATTGGTGGTACAGCCGGCGCACTAAAAGGTGCAGCCGCAGGTGCCGCAATTGGTTCTGTTGTTCCTGTATTAGGTACAGCAGTAGGTGGTATCATTGGAGCCGCATTAGGCGGTTGGCTGGGTAGTAAAGCAGGTAAAGCTATTGGTGAAGTTGCTGGTGGCGGCATCGCTAAGATGACTAGTGATGCTGACAAGAAAGTTGACGAAGCTTCTAAGAAAGCAGAAGCTAAGAAAGACGATAATCTTGCTAAAGATACCAAAGCAGGAAGTGATGTAGTTAAAGTATCCATTGTCAAAGTAGAAGATTCAAATCTAATGAAAGCATTAGGTGCAATGACACCAATGACAAAACTAGGAACACCGGAATCTACAGGAAATGTAGCTACTAAATCAGTAACCAAATCCGAAACTAAATCATTTACATTTAGTGAGATGGAACTTGCAAAGAAAGATGAAAAATTATACAAAGAATATCTTGAAAGAAAGAAAGAATTATTTGATAAAGAATTGGAATCACGCAAAAAGAATCTTCCTAAAGACGCATCAGCACAAAGAGTACAGGGAGCTGAAAATGTAGCACGAATGATTGCTGACATGAAAGCAAAAGAAGAATTTGCAGAACGTGCAGAAAAAGTTGGCGCAGCTAAGATAGATAGACCTGTACAGGAAGTAAAAGCGGTGCCCCAGACAGCAGTAGCAAAAGCACCGGATCAACCGACTGTAGTAGCAAAAGCACCAGAAGCACCAAAAGATACAAGTAATGATGCTATACAAAGAAAAGTAAAAGAACTAGAAGAAACACGAGAAATATTTGAGAAAAAGGGCCCAGTTTCAAAAAGCGCACAAAGCGAACTTGCGTACAAAAATATCCTACAACAAATGGATAGAGCAATTGCAAATGAGAAAGCAAAGGCAAATGCACCCAAAGCCTCAATTGGTGGTATATTCGACGGACCTAAGTCAGGATATCCGGTAGAGCTACATGGTAAAGAAATGATTACCCCGTTGGGCACTGGTATGAAAACTGCCGGATTGAGTGATAACTCCGCGGAGCGTGATGAAGAATTAGAAGAAGAAATTGAAGCACTAGCAGAGTTAAAGAAAACCATGCGTGATACAGATGCTAGTTTTGACAAGTTATCTACTTCTATCCTCAAGCTAAACAAATTAGAAGAAGAAAAGCTTGAAGCATCAGAGGATCAAGTTGACGGACTTAAAGGTGCGAATGATAAACTCAAAGATGTATTCAGGTCAGTTGGATTTGACTTGTCTAAATTTGCAAGCAACATCAAAGTAGTAACACAGGAAACAGGTAGTGGTACAGGAATAAAACCACCTGAAGGCTTAGGCGGAATTTTTGGCAGTAGTGGTGGAGGTGGAAAACCGGCAGAAAAACCCGCAGATAGTGGCTTGGGTATGAAGCCTCCATCAGCACCTCCTCTAGCAGGTATGGGTGGTGGTACTGGAGTAAAGCCAGCTAAAGACCAAGATGTTAAACAGAATCTAGGTGACGTTAAAGCCGCATTGATGAAGCGTGGCATGGGAGATGAAAAATATCTTAATGCTGTGTTGGGCAACGTCATGAAAGAATCCGGTGGCAAGGTCGTCAATGAAAATCTTAATTACAGCAAGACAAGTAATGAACGTATTCGTAGCATATTTGGATCAAGAGCAGCCGGAAAGACTGATGAGGAATTAAACAAAATCAAGTCTAGTGAAGAAGGCATGGGCGAGTTCATGTACGGCAAGGATACTAAGATTGGTCGTAGCATGGGTAATCTTGACCCCGGTGATGGATGGAAATATAGAGGTCGTGGATACATTCAACTTACCGGTAAGAGCAACTATGCACAAGCATCACAGGCAGTGTTTGGTGATGATAGACTAGTTAAAGATCCTGACTTAGTTAATGATCCTAAGGTTGCGGCTGAAGTTGTAGCCTGGTATATGGAAAAAGGCAAGGCTAGAATGGCTAAGGCTATGGGCATAGATGAAAAGAATATGTCCCAACAAGATGCAAATGTATTAGCTACTAGTCAGATTGCAGGTGGAGATGTTCGCAAGAAGGGCAGTTATTTAGCCGGTGAAGTCATGAATAAGGTTACTGCATATGCAGGCTCTAAAGATATTCAAGGAATTCAACCATCATCAGGTGGTACAATGGTCGCATCTGCCGATACTAAAAAGTCGGACATACCAAAAGCACAAAAAGGCGGAGTATTTGAGGGTCCAGAAACAGGATACATTGTTGAATTGCATGGCAATGAGACAGTAATACCTACTGATAAGATTGAAAGTTTAGCTAAGAAAGAACTTGCATCTTTTAGTAAGATGGCGGGGAATGTAACTACTGGTGGAGATACTAATGAAATTCCTGCAATAGATACTACTGCGATAGCTAAGAAATCAGTAAAGTTGTTCTCAGAAGAAATGGGTCCGACGTTCGCTGGCATGAATGAATATACTGGATACAATGCAGGTCCTATGTCTACTGACTTGAAAGCTGTTCAAGGAATGGCAAGTAAGATTGGGGCATATGACGAAAAAACTCAGACAATCACTGACACTGAAGCTTGGAAGAAGATATTACATTCGGGAATGGCAACCAATTACGACATGGGCCCGGCTAAAGTGGGAACAGAACAATTTGGCCCAGATGCTGGCAATATATTAGGTGATAGATTGAAAGAGATTATGGATATGGATAAAACATCTCTTACTGATGCTATCAAGCAATTGCAAGAAGAATTCAAGACTGTTGTTCAACAACTTGGAAAAGACTTAGCTCAAAATGCGGCTGCACCGATAGTAGAAGGAGCAGATGACAGTGTTATGGCTGAAGTCGCTAAATCAATGACTGAATTGGTAAACAAAATGAGTGAAAGTAATGATATACAAGGTAAGATATTACAGTATTCACAAGTTTGATACTAAATAGTATATACCCACATAAAGTTATGACATACAAAAAGAAATTTTTAAACAAAAGCGGCGTTTCTAGCCCAATCTCCGGCGGTAATAGTAATCAAGGGGCATGGAATGGGAGCCCTGGACAAAACGGCAGTTCTACCGGCGGAGCAAATAACGTTGACTGGGGTTATCGTAATTACATGAGTAGACTTCCTGAAGTTTATTCAGGACACCCAAACAGGATTGAACGATACAATCAATACGAAATGATGGATGTTGACGCTGAAATTAATGCATGTTTAGATATTATATCTGAATTCAGTACAATGAAAAATGAGCAAAATAAAACTCCTTTTGCTTTTGAATTTAAAGATGATCCTACTCCACATGAAGTAGAATTATTAAAAACACAACTACAACAGTGGTGCAAACTAAACGAGTTTGATGTTAGATTGTTTAAGATATTTCGCAACACAATCAAATTTGGAGATCAAGTTTTTGTTCGTGACCCAGAGAACTTTAAATTATATTGGGTTGACATGCTTAAAGTTATTAAAGTCATTGTCAATGAAAGTGAAGGTAAAAAGCCTGAACAATATGTTATTAAAGACATAAACATTAATTTACAAAACTTAACAGTAGCACAAAAAACAAACACTGACTTTGCGGCAAACCCTGCAACAGGTATGGGTGGTACAGGTGGAGGAGGCTCAGGCGGTGGATACACTGTTCCTGCAATGCCATATAATACTACCGGAAGTCGATTCACTTTGGGCCAGAGCGAGTCAGCCATAGATGCTAAACATGTAGTCCATCTAAGTTTGACGGAGGGTCTGGATCGTTTCTGGCCCTTCGGTCAGTCAATATTAGAAAACATTTTTAAAGTTTATAAGCAAAAAGAATTACTAGAAGACGCTGTTCTTATCTATCGTGTTCAACGTGCTCCTGAACGCAGAATGTTTAAAATTGACGTTGGTAATATGCCAAGTCATATGGCTATGGCATTTGTCGAGCGTATTAAAAACGAGATTCACCAGCGTAGAATCCCATCACCATATGGTGGTTCTAGTGTAGTGGATGCTACTTACAATCCATTATCAATGAATGAAGATTACTTCTTCCCTGTCACTGCTGACGGAAGAGGATCAAGTGTTGAAGTATTACCTGGTGGACAAAACTTGGGTGAGATTGATGACTTGCGTTACTTCAACAATAGGTTAGCTCGTGGCTTGCGAGTGCCAAGTAGTTATCTTCCTACAGGACCAGACGATAATACAACACCATTGAGTGATGGTCGTGTTGGTACTGCTATGATTCAAGAGTTTCGTTTCAATCAATATTGCGAACGTTTGCAAAATTACATTGCGTTGAAGCTTGATGAAGAATTCAAATTATTCTTACGTTGGAGAGGACTAAACATTGATAGTGGATTGTTTCAACTAAAGTTTAATCCTCCACAAAACTTTGCGGCATATCGTCAAAGTGAATTAGATAATGCACGTGTTGGAACATTTGCTAGTATGGAAGCGTTTCCCTACATATCTAAACGATTTGCATTAGAGCGATTCTTAGGATTGACTGAAGAAGAAATAACTAAGAACCAAGAATTATGGCGTGAAGAAAATAACAAGACAGAAGACGAAGAACCTGCAGGACAAGATTTGAGAAATATAGGTGTTAGTGTAGGTGATGTTGAAACTGATGAACAAACTGGAGAAGAAATGGCTGAACCTGAATCACCTGAAGGGGAAGAAGGAATGTCCCCTGATATAGCAGGACCAGTACAGTCATCACCAGGTGCAATGCCACCAGCCGGCCCACCAGCTTAATTAGATAAATACTATTATGAAATTAATGGAAATGTTCGACCCACCTGTAGCAGGTTATCAAGATGTAAATCAAGATAACAGTAAGCCTATATGGAAGCAGTCAAGAAAAACTAAACTAACATTGAAACAAATTCGCAAATTGAGGAAAATGTTAGATGTTCGTAACTACGAAAAGAAGCAACACTTGAAAAAAGTTTTTGATCAATACGGTCCTAAGCCTGATGCTGAAGGTGGACCATCTGTCTAAATTTAGTATATCTGAGATAAAAACGCAAAAAATGAGCACTTATTGTGCTCTTTTTTATGATACCCACTAAATAATTATTACAAAGCCATTCTATTTCAGGAGACAAACAATGGACAACAAAAAATTTGAACAACTTATTGATATGATTATCAATGAGAACGAAGAACAAGCACGTGAATTATTTCACGAAATCGTGGTAGAAAAATCACGTGAGATTTATGAGTCTATCATGGATGAAGAGATGATGGGCGAAGGCGGCATGGTCGGTCAAGTTGGTGACTTGATGGATGAAATCAATGCTGAAGAAGCCGGCGGCATGACTGAAGACGATGAAGAAATGGAATTCGATGCTGATGACGGCGAAGGCGATGATGAAATAGTTGACATCGATGCTGACGACATGGGTGACGAAGGTGGTGAAGAAGTTGAAGATGCTGTAATTCGTATCGAAGACAAGCTAGACCAATTAATGGCAGAGTTTGAACAAATCATGGGCGGCGGCGATGATGACATGGGCGGTGACGACATGGACGACATGGGTGCTGACGACATGGGTGCTGACGACATGGGCGATGATGACATGATGGAAGCCGAAGAAATCGATGAAGAAGATGATTTAGAAGAATCAGTTATGGAAGCTGTTCAACTAAAGCAAGTTGGTGGATCAACATATAACAAGTACGGTCAAATGGGCGACAATGGTGCTCAAACAAAGAGCCCAAGTCTACAAAACAGTGGACAAGCTGGTATGGATAGCAGACCAGTTAAGTTCTCTGGTCAATCAGAAGCTGTACCATCAAGCCCAAAGGCTCCTAGCAATGCATATGCTAAAGGTGAAACATCTGTTAAAGGTGCAGGATCATTTAAAAATTCTCCAGGCGCAGGTAATTTCAACGAAAAAGGTGAGTCAACACCTAAGCCAGTCACTAAAGACGCAGCCGGCGCTATCAAGAGCCCAGTAGCTGAGTCTCGCAAGACTACAAGAAGAATCGTTAAGTAAGGTCTGAGAGCAATGGCTTTGTATCTCAAGGAGCATCTAACATTCGACAGAGCCGGTATGGTGGTCGAAAGTGAAGGTGACGGCGACAAGAAGAATCTCTACATGAAAGGGATCTTCATTCAGGGTGGGGTTAAAAACGCTAATGAGCGTGTTTACCCCGTTTCTGAAATTGAATCTGCCGTTAATACTCTAAATGAACAAATCAAAACAGGTTATTCAGTTCTAGGTGAAGTGGATCATCCTGACGACTTAAAGATCAACTTAGACCGTGTATCACACATGATTACAAGCATGTGGATGGATGGTGCAAACGGTTTTGGAAAACTAAAGATATTACCAACTCCAATGGGTCAGTTAGTAACTACCATGTTGCAGAGTGGTGTCAAACTTGGCGTGTCTAGTAGAGGTAGCGGAAACGTTAACGATATGGACGGCCGTGTCAGTGACTTTGAAATAGTCACTGTCGATATTGTCGCTCAACCAAGCGCTCCTAATGCTTATCCTAAAGCAATATATGAAGGTATGATGAATATGCGTCATGGTCATAAATTGTTGGATATCGCAAAAGATGCACAGGGTGACAAAAAAGTAGAAAAGTTTTTGAAAGAGGAAGTAATGCGCCTTATCAAAGACTTGAAAATCAAATAAAGGGGAATAAGCATGTTTGATGCTATCAAACCATTACTTGAAAGCGGTCTAATTAATGATGAAGTTGGTGCTCAGTTAAATGAAGCATGGGAATCAAAGTTAGTTGAGGCTCGTGAGCAAGTTCGTGCTGAATTACGTGAGGAGTTCGCACGCCGTTACGAACACGACAGAAGCGTGATGGTTGAAGCCCTAGATAAGATGATGACTGACAGCCTACAATCTGAAATTTCAGAATTTCAAATTGAGAGACAGGCTATGAATGAAGACCGTGTACGAGCACAACAAAAACTACGTGAAAACGCAGTTAAATTCAATGATTTTATGGTTACTAAATTAGCCGAAGAAATTAAAGAATTACGTAGTGATCGCAAATCAATGAAAGAAAGTCAAACCAAGTTAGAACAATTCGTTGTTCATGCTCTTGCCCGTGAAATTAAAGAATTCACTCAAGACAAACAAGCAGTGGTTGAAGCTAAAGTTAAATTGGTTTCAGAGGGTCGTCAACAACTCGAAGCATTGAAGAAACGTTTTGTTTCTGAAAGTGCAAAGAGACTTAGTACAGCAGTTACCACTCATCTTCAGGGCGAACTATCTCAGCTTAAGGAAGACATTCAGATTGCACGTGAAAACACTTTTGGTCGCAAACTGTTTGAAGCTTTCGCCGGCGAATTCTCTGTTACTCATTTAAATGAGAAAGCAGAAACTCGCAAGCTAGTAGCTAAACTACAAGAAAAAGAACAACAACTTGCAGAATCGGCACAGATTTTATCTAGTGCCAAGCAATTAGTTGAATCAAAAGAACGTGAAGTTCGAATCATCAAAGAAAGTAATCTACGTGAAAAGACTATGGCTGAATTGCTAAGTTCACTTAACGAAGAAAAAGCTTCTACGATGAAAACTTTACTAGAAAGTGTGCAAACAACTAAGTTGAAAGCTACTTTCGATAAGTATTTACCGGCAGTTCTTAATACTGGCACTGAAAAGAAAGCGAAAGCTACTCTATCAGAATCAGTTATTGTAGAAGCAACCGGTGATAAAACTGCCAAACAAATCAAAGAAGTTGATATGGAACAACGTGATAACGTTATCGATATCAAGCGTCTGGCAGGGCTATAAAAAACGACATCTATAGGAGAATATTAAAATGTCAAAAGTTCTATTAGAAAGCCGTTGGGGCGAAACCAAAGAGGCCCTGTTAGAAGGCTTAAAGGGCACACGCCGCTCAACAATGGGTGTTATCTTAGAAAACACCAAAAAACAGTTACTAGCTGAATCTTCTGCCGGTACTACAACTGCAGGTAACATTGCAACTCTTAACCGTGTTATTTTACCGGTTATCCGTCGTGTTATGCCTACAGTTATCGCTAACGAGCTAGTAGGTGTTCAGCCTATGACTGGCCCAGTTGGTCAAATTCACACTCTACGTGTACGTTATGCTAACAGCTTGACAGACAACAGTGCGGCACAAACTAGCGTATCAGCTGGTGAAGAAGCATTGAGTCCATTCAAGATTGCACAGGCTTATTCACGTCAGCCAAGTGGTTCTGCTGGTGATACAACTAGCTACTACACAGCTAACGACACTGCGGCTCTAGAAGGTAACGGCGGTCGTCAGATCAGCGTTCAAATCTTGAGACAAGCTGTTGAAGCTAAGTCACGTAAGTTGCAAGCACGTTGGACATTTGAAGCTGCGCAAGATGCACAGTCTCAACATGGTATTGACGTTGAAGCAGAAATCATGGCTGCTCTAGCACAAGAAATTACTGCTGAAATTGACCAAGAAATCTTGTTATCTCTACGTACTCTAGCAAGTACAGAGTATACATACAACCAAGCTACTGTATCTGGTACAGCTACTTACGTTGGTGACGAACACGCTGCCTTAGCTGTTCTTATCAACCGTGTTGCTAACTTGATCGCCCAACGTACACGTCGTGGCGCAGGTAACTGGGCTGTTGTTTCTTCTGCCGCATTGACAGTATTGCAATCTGCAACTACTTCTGCGTTTGCACGTACAACAGAAGGTACATTCGAAGCACCTACAAACACTAAGTTTGTTGGTACATTGAACGGCGCTATGAGAGTTTTTGTTGACTCTTATGCTCCTGATACTACACCTGTTCTAGTTGGATACAAGGGTTCATCTGAGACTGATGCGGCAGCATTCTATTGCCCATACATTCCATTGATGAGTTCTGGTGTTGTTCTAGATCCGTCAACATTCGAACCAGTCGTATCAT